GACGGGCTTAAAAAATTACTTCAGGACCTTAAAGAGATTAAGCATTCTAAAGTCATAGATTTTCTTTTGTGGCTTAAAAAAAAAGTCACAAGTGAACTAGAAATATACTTTCCGGGTGATTTTGTAAATCCAAAGGAAAAAGAAGCTTATGATAAGCTTAAAGCTAGAACACTTCTTGTATTAGACTCAGTTATAAATGATACTGATAATTCAAAGCAAATTGAGGCTATAGATATAATGATGCTTAACATGCATACGCCGAAAACATATATAGGAAGTGAGTCCGTTGAGGTTAAATATGATAAGCAATTTGAAAGTACTTGTTTACTTATAGCTCAAAAAACAAGCATGGATGCTAGAAAGATGACAGTACTTCAATTCTATAATGCTATCGATAATATAAAAGCTCAAGCAGAAGCCGAGGCAAAGAGTTTGAAACGTAATAAACATAGGAAATAATTATGGCTGAAGACGATAAAATAAAATATAGTGACATAATACAGCCAGACGACTCTATCGAAAAGCTTGTAAAGCAATTAGGAGAACTCAACCAGCAGTATGAAGTCATGGTGAATGCTATAAGAGCAGGCGCAGATAGAGTTGTGCATGCTCTTAAGTCTGTTAGTGGAGCTACAAGTGATGGGCGTAAAAGTATTGATGAAGCTACGGCTTCTACATCAAGGCTTGAACGAGCACAGAATGAGCTTAAGCTTGCTATATCAGATACTGGTAAACAGATAGCATGGCTTAAAGCTCAAACAGCAGATGCAAATAAAACTACCGTAGAACAGCAGCGCTATTTGCAACAAGCTGTATCGTCTTATGATAGGCTTAAATCTGACTTAAAAGAAGCTGTATCACTGTATAAGTCTCTTACAGATGCAGAAAGAGCAGATAGCCAAATGGGCCAACAGCTTTTGAATGATATTATCAACCTTAAAAATCAAATTAAGGCTCTTGATGATACTATGAAGCCGCATATTCAAACTTTATCCGAAGTTGAAAAAGCTGAACAAAGATTAGCTTATTTGCAATCAGATGAAGGTAAGCGACTTACAGAATTAAAAAGAAAAATATCTGAGCTGACTTCTTCTAGAAGGCAGCAACAAGCTACTATTGACCCTATAGCTCAGGCACAACAGAAATTAGCCTATGCACAATCTGAAGAAAATCAGCAATTAAAACTGTATTCAACTCAAATAAAAGAAGCAAATAGAGTTGCTCAGCTTCAGGCAACAATAGCAGCTTCCGCAGAAGGGTCGTATAATAGACTTTCAGCACAGTATGAGCTGAATAAAATAAAGCTTAATCAGATGTCTGCTGCTGAAAGAGAAGCTGCAGATGGAGGTAAAAAGCTTGAAACTGAGACTAATGCTCTTTATCAGCAAATGATAAAGCTGCAAGAAGCAACTGGTAATTATAGGTTGTCGGTAGGCCATTATCAGAGAACATGGGATGGCTTAGGCATATCTATTTCTCAAGTAGTTCGAGAGCTTCCTGCTGCTGCAGTTTCACTCAATACTTTCTTCTTAGGTATCTCAAACAACATTCCTATGGTTGTTGATGAGATTAACCGTTTGCGCGCTCAGAATAAAGCTCTTCAAGCAGAAGGTAAAGCTACTGTAAGCGTAACAAAGTCTATTGTTAAAGCTTTATTTAGCTGGAATGCTGTACTAGTAGTAGTACTTACTGTATTGTCTATGTTTGGTGGCCAAATCATTGAATGGATTGGCAATCTGTTCAAAGGTAGAGCAGCTGTTATCTCTCTTAATGAAGCACTAGATAATATAGCGAAAGAATTAGAGGAAACAAATGGTGGATATGGTGATAATATAGTATCATTAAAACAGCTTCAACAAGAATGGAAAAATCTTAAAACCACAGCTGAGAAAAATCAGTGGATAAAAGATAATAAATCTGAATTTGATAAACTCGGTATTGCAGTTAATGATGTAACTGATGCTGAGAATATCTTTGTAAATAATACTGAAGCTGTTGTTAATGCTCTTAGGCTTAGAGCAAAAGCTGCAGCAGCTCAGAAGCTTGCAGCTGAACAATATGAAAAAGCATTAGTTGCAAGAAATAAAGCTGAAACAGAACAAGCCCAAGGACCATCTAGGTGGGATGAATTTCAAAACTGGTTTGTACAAAGTAGTTTAAGAACCGGTGAAGGAGGCTATGTTCCTCAAGCTAATCTTGATTTAGCTGAGCAAGTATCTGCTGAAGACTTTAAGCAACAGCGAATTAAGGATTTGAAAGATGAAGCCGATGCAGCTGAGAAAACAGGCGATGCTTATTTTGATTTAGCCGCAGGCTATGAAAAAGCTGCTAAAGCTGAACTTGATGCTGCCGGAATAGATGCAAATCATAAAAATGGGCGTAAAGGAAGAGAGCCTCGTGACCTTACTAGTATTATTAACCAGAATAGTATAAAAGCACAAAAAGAATATGAAGAGAGTATAACGGCTTTACAGAAAGATGAATTTGCCAAAAGACGTAAAACAGCAGCTGACGAAGTACAGAATGAGAATAATAAGCTCAGGGAAATGCTTCGCAAAAATGATGAATATGTAAAGAATGTAGATGGCAAGTATAAAAAACTTACTGAGGACCAAAAGAAGCAAATAGCACAGCAAAATGCTTGGATAAATAGCACTATAGCAAATAATCTTAAGGCTTTAGCTCTTCAACTAGAGCAAATACAAAGAGAGCAAGCAGCTAATTCTCTTAAGCTTCAACGTGAAACTCAGACAGGAGCTGTTAGCCCAACTCCTATAGCTGAAAATGCGCCCAAGAATACAGAAACAACTGTTACTACGAATGTAACTGTTACTCGAGATGCTTCTCAGATGGAAGCTTCATTAGTAGAAGAACGAGAACTCATGAGGCAAAATCTTGAAGCAGAGTATCGATTGGTATTAGATACTAATGCTAAATTATTAGCTGCTGGAGATGAACATGCAAGGTCTGAAGAAGAAATACTTATTGAGCTTAATAGGAAAAAGCTTGATTTGTATGCAGATTATGATAAGCAAATACTTGATGCTAGAGAACGCGATATTGAAAATCAGCTTGAGTTAGTAAAAAAAGGCTCTGAAGAAGAGTTACAGTTGCTGTTGCAGCAAAACGAAATACGTAGACAATTAGCTTTAGCTGAAAATACTTCTAAGCCAGCCGCTCAGCAAGTAAGTAGTTCTGTTATAAACGCACAATTCGATAAATCTGCAGCACAAATCCAGGGTTCATTTGAGATGACAGGCTTTGATGAACAACAAGCATTAGATAAAGCTGTATTTAATGAAGTAAAACGAAGTGAGACAGAAATAACTCGGTTTAAGCTTGAACAGGAAAAGGCCAGATGGGAAAAGCAAATAGCACTTGCTGAGTCTGGTGGGCTTGATTGGAGTCAAGCTCAAATAGATGCAGCAAAATCTACTGTAAAAGGAATTGACCGCGAATTATCTGAACTTGATAATTTTATTTCTAATATAGGTAAAAAAGGCCTTGGTGGTAGTCTATTAGAGAAACTTGGCTTTGATGATGACCAGATTGACGCGTTAGGAGATGCTGTAAATATAGTTCTTGAACAGCTTCAATCTATTATGGATGCTGAAGTTGAATTAGCTGAGCAAGCCGTTGAAAATGCAGAAAAGCGAGTAGAAGCTGCACAAAAAGCCTATGATGCGGAAGTTGAAGCCCGTAATAACGGCTATGCTAACAATGTTGCTACAGCTAAAAAGGAGCTTGAGCAAGAGAAGAAAAATCAACAAGAAAAACAAAAGCAACTTGAAGCAGCTCAAAAACGTCAAGAGGCTCTTAATACAGTAATTCAGGCATCTTCTCTTATTACTGCATCTGCTAACTTATGGAGCTCATTCTCCTCAATACCTATCGTAGGTCCAGCTCTTGCACTAGCTGCGATTGCTACAATGTGGACTTCATTCGCAGTAGCTAAAATTAAAGCAAAACAAGTAACAGCAAGCCAATCTGAAGAGTATGGCGAAGGTGGTTTAGAGTTCTTGGAAGGCGGTTCTCACGCATCTGGTGATGATATTGACTTAGGAACAAGCAATAAGAAAGGTAAGAGAATGAGAGCTGAAGGTGGTGAGGCGCTTGCTATTATAAATAAGCATAAAACAAGAAAGTATCGTAAAATACTACCCGATGTCATCGATAGTTTTAATAAAGGTACATTTGAAGATAAATATCTGAAAGCATTTGATGGTTCAGATGAATTAAGTGTATCATTGAATGCTAACGGTAGCAATATAGACCTTTCCAAACTCGAAGATGACGTAAGAAGTATAAGACGACAGAATGAAACAAAGTATTATACTATGCCAAATGGCACGGTTGTGATGCAGCGTCGAAATGTTAAACGTATAATTAAAAATTAAAAAGCTTATGATACCTCCTAAATATAATTTCTATATAGGCAAATTGAGTACTACATATTTGTCGCAAGATACTGATATAGATAGAAATGGAAATATTTATCATAATGCATCATCAGGAATATATGCATCATCATCTTATAAAAATAGTTTAGAGACTGGTAAACAGATATTTTTCAACTTAATATCTTATTACGATTATAATGCTATTTTCTTTTATGATAAAAACCAGAATTTCATATCTTCTAAGACTTTAGCGAGTGTAAATAATGAGATTATAACTCCGCCTTCTAATGCAAAATATTGGGCCGTACGATTTACTTCACTCGATACAAATTTTGTAGCAAAGAAAGATACCAATTTTATCTACTTTGTTGAAAGTGTAGAGCCACATTTCAAGGACTTAAATAAGAAATACGCCAAAGAGAGTGGACAAGAATTTTTCCGTATTTCTATGGATGGCAAAATTAATCTGTTTGGCGATGCTTATGAAATTGTCAAGCAATCAAGTCTCGAGGACCAGCTCATATTTATTATTGATAAATATAATAGAACTTCTAAAAAATGGATTGAGTATTATAAAGGCGAATTTAATAAAACTGATTGTAAGTTTGACCATGATAAAAAGAAATGTGAACTTAAAACTACAGCGATAGATGATTATACAGAAGTCATGAATAAATATGAAAATACTTATGACCTTATAAAACTTGCTCCTGAAATATCAAAAATAAACTTGCATAAACGCTCACTCATGCAAGTTTATGTTCGCGGTGCTAATTCTATAAATAATTTTTTTGGTGGTATTTATTGGGAAGATGATGTGAATGAAAGCATAGATGACAATGCTGCGCTTATAAATAACTTCTATTTTTCCTATATAAAATCTGGTAATGAATTTTACATAGGAAATTCTAACGAAGCAGGTGTTAATGGCGTATATGCCGGAACTAATGGTTATTATAGCAACTGGAATGGCTATACTTGCTATTTAGAGAAAAATCCTGATGCTCAACCACCATTTACAGATGTAAGCTACTTTATTATGATAAAAAGAAATTCAGATAATAAAGTACTATATAAATCTGAAACAGCTGTTAATATCGATGATGAAACGCTGTTTTCAGAAGACCGAGATTACACTAATGATAAACACTTAAGATATACCTCCAAACTAATAGATGTGGAAAATGCTGAAAACTCATGTACTATAAGTAATTTGTTTACATATAGAATATATAGGCGTCTGCTTTGTGATGTAGATACTGTAGAAGACTCAGAAGGTGTTAAAAATACCTATAATTTGCCATCCGATGATTTTGTTGCAGATAATAGGAACTATAAAAAGTGTATTGGTTTAAAAGGTGGTATGTTTTTTTGCACTTCTAGAGCAGTAGATGAGCCAACAAAATATGGTCTAAATGATTACGGACAGTATTTTACTAACCAGTTTATTTCTAGTAGTACAGGCTTAGGAAGACCTTTGCCTATTAGCAAAAATTCATGGGCAAATGCTTCACTGTGGTATGTATATGATAGTTTTTATGAATATTTTGAAGAAAAATTAAGAAAACAGTGTGTATTAAAAGATAGTTATTCTATTGGCGCGGTCATAAAGGCTATTCTCAAGAAAATAGACCCTACATTATCACATGAGCCAACTGCAGAATATAGTCAATTTCTATATGGCACAACTAATCCGCTAGGATTAGCAAGATTTTATGTATATATTACCCAAAAAACTAATATATTAAAAGGTGATTATGACCAGCCTGCTCAGAAAGCTGAAACTTCACTTGAAGAGCTTATGAAAATGTTACGTGATTGTTTTAGATGCTATTGGTATATAGAAGATAACAAGTTTAAGATTGAGCATATAAGTTTCTTTATGAGAGGAGGCTCATATTCTTATAACAGCAATGTTCAGCTTGATTTTACTAAACTTACAGACCAATTTAATAAGAAGCTATCATCTTATTTCCAATCTGAAGTAGAGTTTGAAAAATCAGACCTAAATCAGCGATACGAATTTGCATGGATGGACGATGTAACCGATTTGTTTGGTGGTGTAACCATTGATGTGAAATCTAATTATATACAAAAAGATAAAACAGAAGAAATAAACATTGGACAGTTTTCATCTGATGTGGATTATATGTTATTTAATCCAACAAACTTTTCAGAAGACGGTTTTGCACTTTTATGTCCTGTAAAAAATGGTTCACTACTTGAATTACCAATTCTTACTATAGATGGCCTTATTGATGAAAATGGCGATAGTTATAAAGCTATAGCACAAAACTGGTATGCATCGTGGATATATTTACAAAATATGTATATGTGGGATATGCCAGCATCAAACTTAGAGTCTAATGTAATTGGAAATATATACGCGAGAGATATTAAAAAATGCATGAAGCACACTATAGAATTTCCTACAGAAGAAGATTTAGATGAATTGGAACTTATTAAAACGTCATTCGGAAACGGCAAAATAGATGAAATATCTATAAGCTTAGATACTAGAATTGCTAAAGTAAATTTGCTTTACAAGCCGGAGTGATGCTTATGTTAAATACGTTAGAAAATTTTTATATATTATTTATAATCACTAAATTTACAGCATGAAGTTAGTAAATAATAACATATCACCATTGCCATTTTACGATAATCTTGCACTGCAAAATCATCGTAAAGATTATGCTTTTGGCCAGGTTTATCAGCTTATAACCTATAAGAATATGTTATTACCATTTCAAGTAGTTTTAGCTAGCGGCACATCTGTGAATTGGGTTAGACTATATAATTCCAGCACAGGAAAATATACTGATATAACGACTAGTATAAAAGAAAATGGTTTACAGATTAAGTCATTTACTGGATTTAAACTATTGAAATATCCTGGCACTCTTCCTATTATAGGAATTGTGCGTGAAGGCCAATACTATTTGGCAATATCTATATCTGGTTTAGGAACTATATATTCTGATATTTTTACAGTATGCAATAAGGTAGACGATTATCTGCTTCTTGAGTATTACAACTCATATAACTTTGAGCTTAAAAATGGTATAGTAGATTTTTCTGACAATTTCAAATTTAGGTGCTACTTGAATACACAAATCGGTAAACCTGAATATGATTTTGAAGAAGAAGCTACCGATAGAATGGGCTATACTTTTATTGAAAGTCAAGTAAGCAAAAAGATTTATAAGTTCACGTTTGTAGCTCCAGAATATCTATGTGACGCTCTTAGGATTGTAAGGCTATGTGAAAGCAAACAAATTACAAGTAAACTGCAGACTTACGATTTGACAACATTTAGTATGGAGCCTGAATGGGAAGACCAAGGAGATTTAGCTGCAGTTGAATGTGAGTTTGAAACTGATACTGTCATAGCTAATATAGGAGGTTATACTCCTGAATTAGTTGGTGGAGATTTTAACGAAGATTATAATAACGATTTTAATATAGAATAAAAATGGCAAACTGGAGTACTTTAAAAGCGGCAATCGCTAATATTATAAAGACTAATGGAAACCAAGCAATAACTGGACAACTTCTTCAGAATGTACTTAATAACATAGTAAGTTCTGTTGGAGAAAATTCTACATTTGCAGGAATAGCGACTCCAACAACAAACCCCGGTGTGCCGGATGGTAATATATTTTATTTAGCAACAGAACCCGGAACGTATTCTAATTTTAACGGCATAGAAATAAAGGATGGAGAAGCAGCTATTTTGGAATGGCGTGGAAGCTGGGTAAAGAAAACAACAGGATTTGCAACAGCAGCAAAACTTGCCTCAGAGATATTAACCGATAATATATTAATTCAAGGAAGCATAAATAGTTTAACAGGAGATATTGAAAAAAATACAAAGAATGTATTTAGCAAAAGATTACAAATTAAACCAAATACAAGATATAATATAGTCCTTTCAACAGATACTAATAAGCAATTAACATTCGCTTATGCCTTTTACGACAGAAACTCAAAATTTATCAATAGAAGCCCTTCTTATGAGATTAGTAATTATGAGTTTACATCACCGGGTAATGCTTATTATGTAGTAATATTAATAGGTCTACTAAATTACAATACTGAAAATATATCTGTAAGTGAAGTTAATTTTCTTTTATTACAAAATAAAAATACGCCTTTATTTATTGATAATAAAACATGGATTTTGGGAAACTTAAACACAAGCGGGAGGTTAGTTGATAGCATTAATAATTATTTCCTATTGAGTAAAGTATATATTGGTTCTAGCAAACATATATCTTTTTTTAACAAATATAACAACCCTATTAGAATTGCAGAATATGATGAAAATAATGAATTTATTAAAGCTAGTACTTATTATACATTAATAGAAGATTTATATCTAGACGAAAAGACCACGTATATTAGAATCAGTGTTGAGATGACATCGGGTAAAGAGTATCCGGAAATACACGTAAAAGAATGGGATGACAGTATTTCAATAGGAGATAACTATACCATTATAAATGCTAATTTAAAACAGAATTATGAAAAAGGAGAAGGGATAGTTGAATATAACACAGTCAATATACTATCAAACAAAATATCAATTCAACCAAATAATACATACGAGATTAAATTGATTCTAAAAAATAAGACAAAGCAAGTTACTTTTTGTTATGCCTTTTACGACAGAAACCTAAAATTTATTGAACGAAAAGATTATGGTATTAATAACATACTAATTACATCACCGGATAATGCTTATTATGTAGTAATATTATTGGGGCTTTTAAACTATAAAGAAGAAGGTGAAGAGCTACTTGTAAATGATATACAAAGTTTTACACTTACAAAGCATAAATATCCATATAAAATCGACAACAATACTTGGATTTTAGGGAACTTAAGTTCAAATGGGTCTTTGGGAAATAGTAAACAAAACTGGGTTATACCCAATTATATTCCAGTATTAGATAAGAAAGATATTATAGTATATAATTATAATGGTAATACGGTCAGAATATGTCAATATGACAAAAACTATAATTTTCTTTCATCGGAAGGATATACGGTTATTAAAGATTATAAATTAAGAGAAGATACTGCATACATAAGAATTGGTACAGAAATTAACAACAATGGTATTCCTTGTATTGACATAAAGCCATACAATGAAAACATGATAATCCCTGATGAAATGTTATTACAAAATTCAGGATTATATATGAATTGGGCTGACTACAATAGTTGGAATATAATGCAAAAAATATATAATACAATCAATGTTTCAGAGTTGGCAAGAAATTCTGTTATACCTATTACAGAAAAAGGGGCTGTCTTCGGTCATGAAGGACAAATACAAATTGTTGATGGTATTGTATATTCTGTGTTCCTTCAAAATACAGTTTCTTCTGAAGATTTATACAGTAGTACATCTAAGATAGTTCTGGCTTCATTTTCAATATCAGATTACAATAATAAATTGGTGGATAGTAACATAAAACATTATGAATTGGGTAAGTTAGGAGATATTATATGTGAGGGATATACTGCAAAATCAACAGGCTGGGACCCAAATATCCTTGTTGATAAACATGATAGTAATATATTACATATTTATGCAATGTTTATAACAAATGAAACCGAAAACGCTATTGAGTTCCACAGGACATTTAACATATCTGAATCTATATTATCTGACTGGGAATTATGTACGCTGGATGGTAGTGAATTTTCATACGAATCGGTCAATAAAGTTAATAAGGACCATGGACTTTTAAGTCTATCAGACAATAATAAAGGAGCGATTATAGAAATGGTGTCAGGATTTACCGAATATGACGGATATTTTTATAATGCTGTTATGATAGCAGCTGGTAATGGAAGAAATTCAAACAATGGTCTTATAGTAAGAACTAACGACTATATTAATTTTAATACATTTTTGACGATGCCATTCAATTACAATGGCGCGTCAGAAACGTCTGTTAAAGTATATAATAATAGATTATATGTTGCTTGTAGGCAATATCCTGGAATTCCATTTCTATTGATTTCTTCTTATGATTTCGTAAAACGTAAATGGGGTAAAGTAACAAAGATACGTGACGGTAATGTACGACCTTGGATATTTACATATAAAGGCAAATTATATCTTCTAAATACGATTAAAAGAATAGGTAGAACTTATTCTGCACTAAGTACATTAACTCTTAATAATGAAGAGGTTATAGTAGAAGAAATTTGTGTTATTGAAAATGTTGGTTGGTATTTTGCAACCTACGAATTCGATGATAAACTTTATTTTGTTTGCAAAAAGGATAAAGAGTACTTTGGCGAGCTACCAATTAATACACAAGAAGCATATTCAATTAATATAGCGTTAAAAAAAATATTGGATGACATATTGGCGTAAATAATAAATTTATAGAATTTGATACCAAGTTTACGGAATTAAAAGCGCAGGCAAATTCATTTAATATGGAGCCCGAATGGGAAGACCAAGGAGATTTAGCTTCAGTAAAAAGTTTGTTTACGATGCTGGAACTCGTAGAATCACATCAATATGACCACCTGCCTAAGCTATGCCTTTGGATGGCTCATGCTCACGAAAGGCTTTGTGCTGGCGTTGATGCTTATAAAATAGAAAAAATGCTTCGTCCGGAAGAAGCACTTATATAATTAATTTAATGCTTAACAATTAAAAATTTCTAAAATTATGGGAAATTTTGATGTCGAAAAGACAATCGTTGTTCCAGACAGTGGAGGCACTGGGAATAACTTCCTAGCAGGTATGCTTGCATCCGCTTGTCAGTCTAAAGGCCTCGATGCCAATGCAGTAATGGCTTTGTGTGGAAACAGAAATGGCTCATTTGGAAATGGCTGGGATGGTATTATTGCTCTTATTGTCATCGCCGCAATCTTCGGAGGAAATGGCAATGGTCTGTTTGGTGGTAATAACAATAACAGCACAGAGCGCCAGATGCTTATGGACGCAATTCAGCGCAATGGCGTTGATATTAGCCAGCTGGCAAGCACTTTGAACTGCTCTGTTGGTCAGGTACAAGCTGCTATCCAGCAAGTTGCTAGCCAGGTATGCAATGTAGGTAATCAGGTTGGTATGACTGGCCAGCAGATTATCAACTCAATTCAACAAGGCAATATGGCTCTTACTCAGCAAATCTGCAAGTGCTGCTGCGATATCAAAACAGGTATCAAGGACTAGACTATTGCATTGCAAGGAGAGCTTAATAGCGTTAATCGTAGTGTTGAGCGCGGCTTTGCTGACGTTGGTTATGCAACTCGTGACCAGACTTGCAATATTGAAAAAGCTATTCAGGCGTCTACCGAGTCAATTCTCGCTGGTCAGCGCGCCGCTGAGATGCGTGAAATGCAGCGTGAAATTGCTGAGCGCGACCGTCGAATTGCTGAACAGGCTGTTATCATCAATAATGCACAGCAATCAGCCGCTTTTGCTCAGATGATTAGCCAGGCCGTAGCCCCTTTGAATGCTGGCATCAATTCTCTTAATACAGAGATTGCAGGCATTAAGTGCCATTTGCCTGAAACTAAAGTAATTCCTTGTGGAGACAATTATGTAAAAGTCAATACTGGCTTTAACATTCCTCTTCAGGTATCGCCTGCAGCTTATGGTGCGTGCGGTGCGTTTGGTGGCTATCCATATGCCTATGGCTATAACTGTGGCAATAATGGTGGCTGGGGTTAATTAGAGAAAGGAGGCTATTATGTCATATCCTATTAACCCTTACATACTCGCTAATAGCCAAGGTATTCCACGCCTTCAAGCAAATTCAGTAACAGTTAATACTTCAGAGGTACGCTTTAGTTTTCAGAACCATAGATTTCTTAATGCTCCTTTTGTTGGATTGATACTATTCAAACTGCCTTCTATTCCTACAGGAACGACAGCAACTTTGCCAGTAGTATTTGCCACGAATGGAAACAATCAAGCAGCTATCAACTATGAAACTGGAGCTCCTTTAACAGTAGCTGATGTTGCAAGAGCAGGTATATTCTTAGCTATTTACGACTCAGAAGATGGAACTCTGTATGTATTTCCAACAGCGACTACGTAATTAAAAATTAAAAATCATGGCTTTTCAAAATCTAAGAACTGGCAGTACAGTTTATATCTTTCATAAAGATAATTCTCCTAAATTGGAGATAGGACAGGTTATCGCCGAGCCTAAAATACGGCAGAAATATCCAATTCCAACTCCAGGACAACCTTATGTCGGCTTTATACCCCAACAGCAAGAGCAAGTCGTAGATTTGTCCATTAAAATAGGAGACAAAGTTCAGCCTATCGAAGGCCTAACTCCTTCTACTGATATTCAGGATTGTGGTAATGGATTATTTGTATCTTGTAACAGAGATGCTGTAAATGCAGAAGTAGCAGCATATATGCATAATAGCGAAGTCGCTATTGCAGATGATGTTATTAATGCTCATAGGCAGATTATCGAAAGCTGCAAGAATATAATGGTCATGCTAAATCCTGAAATAGCAGAAAGGCAAAGACTTGAGAAGGAAAACAGTGAGTTAAAAACACAGCTAAAAGAACTTTACAAGTCACAATCCGAAATGAAAGGTATGATGGCCTCTTTATTAGAGCAATTGGGAAGCCCTGTAAAGAAAAGTTAAACATGTAATTTTGTAGAAAATATGCCTACGATAATTAAAATCAAAGAGCGCCAAGCTGATAAGCTTTATGAATGCGCAGAAAAAGTGCATAGAGGCGCAAAGAAGCTCATGGAATTTATCGAAGATGAAATTCTTGAGTCAGAAGAGTTTGATGAGCGCTACGGTGGCAGCGGTGGTAATGGCAGTGGCACAGGTGGTTACCGCGATGACGACGATGACGACGATGAAGACTACAATGAGCGCCGGGGTGTACCTGGCACTGGTAGATATGGTCGTCGTAGATACGGTCGAGGACGCCGCTACTAATAACTAATTTCAACTGAGGCCGTGCTTGCTGAGTATGGCCTCTTTTACTTAAAAAACTTTAATAATATGGCAACAAGAAAAAGATTACCACTTGATATGTATGATGACATACCAACGGAAATGAGAAAATACCTTCGATTTCATGGATGGCATTTTAACAAAAAGGCATGTGATTTTGCAGTAAGTCTAATGCGCAAAAAGAATGCTTCTACTGGTAAAACAGAGAAAATAGAGCCTCTTACAAAAGACCAAGTTGACTCTATGCTTGCAAAATATGGTGTAACTCTAGAAAATAACGTAGACTATGATTATGTGTATGTTGCTAATATGGGAAAAGCTGATTTGCTTAAAAGTAGTATTACTGATGAGCAGCATTTAGCTTTGTATGTAAAAGATGTAGTCGACGACGTAGATGCAGGCGATGGAGAAATAATGCGTGAATGGGATGCTAAAATGACATCCAGAGGTATAGCTGTAGATTGGGAAGAAATTCTATGATAGCAGGAAAATTCTATCTTGAAAACTATGCTAATTGGCACATATCATACTTCATAATGACAGACGCCAATGATGCAGAAGAAATAATAGATGAGTTGTATAGCTTAAGATGTAGTAAACGATTTTTGAATAGGGCTAAAGAAATTTTATACTCAAATAGGCGTAATATAGGAATAGCTTATAGCAATCCTAAATATAAACGTAGTGCAATAGTAGTATCAAAAACTACTGATATTTGGGAATTTTTCAATAGCTTTGCTCATGAAGTAGACCGCATTGAAAAGCATATTGCTAAAACGTTGAATTTCAGTCCTTATAGCGAAAGTGCCAGTTATTTAGTTGGTGAAATTATAAGAAACATGTTTTATAACATAACAAGGAAAATGCTATGCTAGAACTGATTGAAGCAAAAGACCTAGAAGCTCTTATGTTTTTTATAACTGTTAGAGTAGTAATAATAGTTATATGCTGGATTTTCTCTACTATAGCATGTATCGTTGATTTTTGGAGTGGTACATTAACAGCAAAGATTTTAGGTGAAAAGCTTATGTCTCATGGCTTTAGGCGTACTATTGTAAAAATAGGCGATTATGCTAGAGTTCTCATGTTTGCATTTATGGTAGATGTTTTAGGAAGCTTGCTATCATTTTATATACTGCCATTTGCAACTATGCTTTGTGCTTTAGCAATACTTTGCATAGAAGGCAAATCTGTATTAGAAAATAGTAAAAGAAGAAAAGCACATGCCGGAGATGTTCCAGATATGATTAAGCAGATTATTCAAGCAGCTACTACTGAACAAGGCAACGAGGTCTTTAATAAAATAGTAAATCAATTAAATACGAATAAAAATGATACTTACAAACATTAATGTAAATATAGTTCGTAATCAAAACGAATACGAAAAATATGTGTATGAAGCGTATAGGAAAAAATATACATACGAAGAAAGCAAATCAAGTTTTCCATGGCTTGTGATTTCATTTAATAAAATGCAAGGCGATGATGTAACAAATAACTGTACTTTACAGATGTCTCCTGCGGCGAATTTTACAAATATAAACACTGCGCCAAATGGTGAATGGTCTGTAGGAACTAATAAAAGTGAACTTACATTAAATCTTGATAAGCTTTATAATGATGTATTAATGTTAGAAGTTAAAAAAGATTGTGGTTTTTCTGAAACGCCAAATAATCTTACTGTAATTGTAAAAGACAATAACAGAAAAGAATTTAAAAGTTCTCTTGATATTATAGACTTCAGCCAAAAAGAAACACTTCTAAAAAACATAGAGGAAAAGTGTATTCAGCAAGGTGAAGACTATTTAGCAAAAATAATATATGAACTTATACAACAAGACAAAATAAAATGAGAAAGATTGATAAACTTATAGTGCATTGCTCAGCAACACCTGAAGGTAAAGACGTTAAAACCGAAACTATCAGGGATTGGCACGTTAATGGTAATCACTGGAAAGATATTGGTTATCATTATGTGGTTGAGCTCGATGGCTCTGTTCATAAAGGTAGAGATGAAAGCGTGGTTGGAGCTCATTGTTCAGGCCAAAATGCCAATTCAATTGGTATTTGCTATGTTGGTGGTGTGGCTAAAGACGGTAAAACTTCTAAAGATACACGCACTGAGGCTCAAAAGCAATCATTGATAGATTTGCTTAAAGAGCTTAAGGCAAAATATCCAAATGCGACCATACATGGACACAGAGAATTTGCTGCAAAGGCTTGTCCCAGCTTTGATGCAAAACATGAGTATAAAGACCTCTAAAACTGATTAAAGCCATTCTCGCATATAAGAAATTATTCCGAGAATGGCTTTTATATTAAATATGAATAATAACAAATAAAACTCAAAGATTATGCGAGAATTAGCGAGAATAATTACACTTATATTTTTAGCCACTATATTATATAGCTGTAAGTCAATTCAATATGTACCTGTAGAGACAATTAAAAGAGATACTACGTATATTTCACAAATCAAAATTGATAGTATATATCATAGAGACTCTATATATGTGGAGCACAAAGGCGATACTGTATATTTGAGTAAATACAAATATCTATATAAATATATAGAAAAACATGATACTCTTTGGCGCGAAAAGACTGATACAATCCAGGTCGTGTATCCTGTAGAAGCTCAACTTACTAAATGGCAAAAGATAAAAATTAATATGGGTGAATACCTAATAGCTGCCATAGCCTTAGTAATTATATGGCTGTGTGCAAAATACTTCATAAAGCGGTAAACAACAGAAACAATATAAACAAGTCATTGTTTACGCCTAAAGTGCTCAAAATTAATTACTTATATATACTGTAAACAAAGAAACAATAATTTCATTAAATCTTTTCGTATTAAAAGCCGATATTTCTTATTAACCTTAATGTTAATCGGAAATTAAGAAATTAAGTTTGAAATATATAGAGGCATTGTTTTTATTGTTTCTTTGTTTACAGCAATTTCAAAGCCGCACTAAAATTGCTGTTTAATTATTTTTAACAAATAAATTCTCAAAAAATAATGGAAAATTTTTTTCTTTCGAGAATAGTTTGTATATTTGCATATCGAAAATAAGATAATAAAATTCACCAAAATATGGAACAACAATTTAATATAGGTAATATAATTGAGCACTACAAGCTAAATACGGAAGATTTAGCGAAAGTGTTATTTCCTACTGTTAAATATCCGAAACAGGCATTTGACCGTGTGTTAAAGGGTGAAGCCAATTTGGATGTTATACAGTTAGAGCGATTGGCCAATCATATTGGCGTGTTAGTAACTGATTTGTTTTCAGCAAATACTTGGAAAGGTTCATCTGAAGATGGATGCCTAACAATGCTGAAAGGCGAATATAAAGTAAAGCTGAATTATAAAGGCGTGTACGTATCTATATATAAGAATAATGAGCTTATCCACCAAAAACTTTCAAACGTACCAGATATGACAGTAAACGAGTTTATTAACTATTTAGATAACTTCATTAAAAATTACGAAAATGGAAACCGTTAAAATTTCTGTTGAGGTTAGCGTAAACCTGTCTGAAAATACGCAGAAGTTTTTAACTTCATTGTTTGCAACAGGAGTTCCAAGTGGAGCTCAAGTAGCCGCTTCAGTTTCTAAACCTGCTCCTGCTGCGCTAGCAAAGCCAGCTCCCACAAAACCTACTCCTCAGCCTGCAGCACCTGCCCAGACTCAGAGCGCTGCCGAGCCTGCTCCTTCAGCACCTGCTGCTCCGGCTGCTTCTTCTGCCTCTAAGAGCATTGAGGATGTTCGCGGAATGCTTGCAAAAAAGGTGAATGAGCACCGCGATGTAATCAAGCAGAAACTCAATGAGCTTGGTGCCCCGAGCGTAACAAAGCTTGACCCGGCCAAGTATGACGAAATGTTTAACTTCTTAGAATCACTGTAATGGCAAATCAAAAGAAGTTGCAACAAGCAGCAATCAAGTTCCGTAAACAAAATCCTATGTTGCATGCAACATGCTCAGCTTTACTTTCTTCTATGGCCAGATTTATTGCAAAGTCCGGAGCAACTGAGGTAACAGTAGGATATGATAAACGTGGAGAGTATTATGAAGCAGCAAACAACTAGCACTAAACCACAGAAGCATAGCCAGAGGAGTCATGCACTCCTCTCGGCTTCTGGAGCTGGAAGATGGCTTAATTGTACTCCATCTGCAAAGCTTGAAGATGAATACGGAGAAAAGAAAAGCTCTGTATATGCACAAGAAGGTACATTGGCTCATGAGCTCTCAGAGCTTTATATTAGGCGTGATACTTTGCTTGATATTAGCGAGCAAGACTTTGACCAACGCCTTGAAGAGATAATGGCAAATGAGCTGTTTAATGAGGAAATGCTTGATGTAATTCCGACTTATACAGATTATTGTGCAGCTCAATTAGCAGAGGCTAAGACAGCTAATCCTTTAGTTGTAATGGAAATTGAGCAGAAACTCGATTTGACGGACTTTATACCAGAGAGTTTTGGAACAGCTGACTGCGTTATTATCAATGACAACCTCATGGAAGTTATTGATTTGAAATACGGAAAAGGAGTTCCAGTATATGCTGAATGGAATAAACAACTTATGCTTTATGGTCTTGGAGCATTACAGAAATATGATACTATGTATGATATATCTGAGGTACGATTGACAATCGTACAGCCACGCATTAACAATATATCTTCATGGCAAATATCTGTAGAAGAGCTTCGCAAATGGGCTGAAGAAGAGCTTAAACCAAAGGCACAACTTGCATTTAATGGTGAAGGTGAACTTAATGCCGGAGATTGGTGTAGATTTTGTGCTGTGCGCAATCAATGTAGAAAGTTGTATGAGCAGCAAATGGAAATAGCAAAGAATGAATTTGCTGAACCCGAGCTTCTTACAGATGATGAGATTGCCGATATTGTTCGCCGTACTCCTAAGCTTGTAGAATGGGCTAATTCTATCGCAGAATATGCACAGAAAAAAGCTATAGAAGAGAATAAGCAATGGCCAGGTCTTAAGCTAGTTGAGGGTATAAGCAGACGCAAATGGGTTGATGAAGACCAAGCCTCAAATGCAATCTTTGCTCGCTGCCCTGAGTTATCAGAAGATGAGATTTTCAACATGAAGCTTAAGCCGATTACTTCAATTGAAAAGATAGTAGGCAAAAAGCGCTTTGAAGAAATTCTATCTGATGTGGTTGTAAAACCTCAAGGTAAACCTACTCTTGTACCGCTTGAAGACAAGAGACCAGCAATGGGCTATAATCAAGCACAATTAGATTTTGCAGATAATGGAGAATAATGACTATTTGCCTGATTGGGCAATTATTGAAAAAGTAATAACAACTAAAAATTAAAGTAAAATGGAAAATTCAACAAAAGTTGTAACTGGCAAAGTAAGATTTTGCTATGTGAATGTGTTCGAGCCAACGGCTATGAACGAGGGTGATACCCCTAAGTACAATGTCTGCATTCTTATCCCTAAGACAGATACTAAAACTTTGGAAAAGATTAACAAAGCTATCGAGGCAGCTAAGCAGGCAGGCAAAGCCAAGCTTGCAGACAAGAACGGCAAGATACCTTCAAACCTCAAGTTGCCTCTACACGATGGCGACGATGAGCGCGGCGATGACCCAGCATTCGAAGGCATGTATTTCATTAATGCTAATAGCCAGCGTAAACCGAGCATTGTGGACAAGGACCTCAATCCTATCATGGAGAAAGAGGAGTTCTACAGTGGTTGCTATGGCCGCGCATCAATCAACTTCTATGCCTTTAATGTTTCATCCAAAGGCATCGCAGCTGGATTGAATAATCTTCAGAAGCTCGAAGATGGCGAGATGTTGGCCGGTGGTTCTACTGCTGAAGAAGACTTCGGAGGCAAGAACGAATGGGATGACGATATGATGTAATTTCCTCTCTGCATCAGTAAGTATAGTAGTTTAATGGTAAAACCACAGAGCGCCATTGGTTTGTGTGCCTGTTATGCGGGTTCGAATCCCGCCTATACTCCTAATTTTATAATATCAAATAAGAAATAATGGCGAAATATCTTTTCATAGACGTTGAAACATTTTCCTCAGTAGATATTAAAGACTCTGGTGCCTATAAATATATAGAGTCACCAGACTTTGAGATACTGATTATAGGATATGCATTAGATGATGGGCCAGTTAACATTATTGATTTAGCTCAAGGCGAAGAAATGCCTGAAGAGTTTGAAGAAGCATTACTTGACCCAGAATGCATAAAAGTTGCTCATAACGCAGTATTTGAGCGACTTAGCTTTAAGCGAATAGGATATAACATCCCAGCAGAACAGTGGTATTGTACTTCAGTGAAAGCTGCATATTGTGGTTTACCACTTTCATTGGATGGTGTATCAAAGGCTCTTAATCTTACAGATAAGAAGCTTGATACAGGTAAAGCACTTATTAAGTACTTTTCATGCCCGTGTAAAGCAACTCGAGTTAATGGAATGCGTACGCGCAATTATCCAGAGCATGCTCCTGAGAAGTGGGAAATGTATAAAGAGTATAATAAATATGATGTTTTGGCCGAGCGCGAGATATTTCATAGATTAGAACCTTATATCATTCCAAAGATTGAGCGAGAAATGTACGTACTTGACCAGAATATCAATGATAGAGGTATTTTGGTGGATATGGAGTTAGCAGAGTCTGCTATTGCAGTAGATAATACTTATACTTCTATATTAACTCAGCATGCTCAGCAATTAACAGGTCTTGAAAATCCAAATTCGCCTGTACAAATTCGGCAATGGATAGAAAAGAAAACAGGTAATGCTATATTGTCACTTTCAAAAGAAACAATGCCTGACCTGCTTAAAGAGTTTGCAGACTATCCAGATGTAATTGAGTTGCTTAATATACGCAAAAAGTTATCAAAAACTTCAATTAAAAAGTATTATGCTATGCTCAATTGTGCTATGAAAGACCACAGAGTTAAAGGTACGTTCCAATTCTATGGCGCAAATAGAACTGGTAGATGGGCAGGTAGATTATTGCAGTTGCAGAACTTATCAAAAAACCATATATCACATATCGAAGTACCGCGTGAACTAATTAGGGCCCGCGATTGGGAAACGGTTGAGATGATGTATGATGATGTTGCGGATATTCTTTCACAACTTGTAAGAACAGCACTTATACCACCACAAGGTATGAAATATGCAGTTGCTGACTTTTCAGCTATCGAAGCAAGAGTTATATCTTGGCTTGCCGATGAAAAATGGCGATTAGATGTATTTCATGGCGATGGTAAGATATATGAAGCAACTGGAGAAAAGATGTTTGGAGTACCAAAGTCTGAAATTAAAAAAGGCTCAGTGCTTCGCGACAAGTCAAAAATATCCGAATTAGCATTAGGTTATGAAGGAGGTCTTGGCGCATTAAAGCGCATGGGCGGTGATAAAATGGGTCTTTCAGACACAGAAATGATGTCGCTCGTACGAAAATGGCGCATGGCCAATCCTAATATAGTTGATATGTGGAAAGAGATTGATGAGGCTTCTAAAGAAGCAGTAAGATACCACAGAGCCGTTAAGTGCACTAGTAAAAATGTTATATTTGATTGTGACGGTGAATTTATGACAATAGAATTGCCTGTAGGCAGAAAACTATTTTATTATAAGCCAGAATTTAAAGATAAAAAAGTAGGTCGTTCTACAGTTCCAATTCGAAGTTTGTGCTATAGAGGCATCGACCAGACAACAAAACAATGGATAAGCATAGACACCTATGGCGGCAAACTAACAGAAAATATAGTTCAAGCTGTATCAAGAGATTTGTTAGGTGATGCTATGCTTAGAATGGAAAAAGCTGGATATGGAATTGTGGGTTCAATACACGATGAAGTTATAACAGAGGTTCCAGAAGAGAATGCTCAGCTATGGTATGATAATTTGGTAAAAATCATGTCAACTCCACCTTTGTGGGCACAAGACCTTCCACTTAATGCAGATGGAGGAGTTATGGATTTTTACCAAAAATGATTAGTATTTATGCAAGTAGATAAATTGAAATATGATGAAAATTTGAGCATAGCAGTTGGACTAAATGTTTCAAGTAAAGTATGGAAAAATACCAAAACTACTTGGAGCAATTTAGTTCAAAAGCTAGCTACTCCTGTAGTAACCGCTGAAACATATAAGCGGTTTATGAGTGCTACAAAAGAAGAGCAAAGTAAGATAAAAGATGTAGGCGGATTTGTAGGCGGATTTCTTACAAATGGTAGGCGTGATAAAACAAATGTACTTTACCGCCAGTTAATTACATTGGATATTGACTTTTCTCATGAGAACTTTTGGTGGGACTTTACAATGCTATTTGATTGTGCTGCGGTTATTCATTCAACCCATAAGTCATGCGCAGAAAAGCCTCGACACAGATTGATAATTCCACTGGATAGAGAAGTATCTCAAGAAGAATATCAAGCCATTGCACGAAAAGTTGCCGGAGACTTAAATATTGATTTGTTTGACCCGTCAACTTTCGATGTGAATAGACTTATGTTCTGGCCGTCTGTATCATCAGATGCTGAGTACTATTTTGAATATCAAGATGGACCATTTCTTGAGGCCGATTATATATTAGGGCTATATAATGATTGGCATGATACGAGCGAATGGCCAACTGCTACAGATAGCACAGATGTAATAATGCAAGCTATCAAAAAGCAAGAAGACCCAGAAGATAAAAAAGGCATAATTGGTGTTTTCTGTCGTACTTATACTATACAAGAAGCTATTGAGACTTTTCTTTCAGATGTATATACACCAGCTGGAGAAGGGCGATATACGTATATAAATGGCTCTACAGCTGCGGGCTTAATAGTCTATGATGATAAATTTGCGTATTCTCATCATGGAACAGACCCTGCTGGAGGTAGACTATGTAATGCATTTGACTTAGTTCGCATACATAAATTTGGCCATTTAGATACAGGCAAAGAAAAAGAAGACAAAGATAAAAAGAGCTTTAAGGCAATGGAAGAATTTGCCTCTAAGGACTCTACAACAAAAAAGCATATTGCTGAAGAAAAGTTTGCTGAAGCTAAATTCGAGTTTGCAGAAGAAGCAAAAGCAGAAGTTCCTGAAGAATATGATACTTCATGGACAGAAGAGCTTGACGCTAATACAAAAGGCGAATATGATAATTCTGCCAATAACTTGAATATAATAATTCAGCATGACCAATTCTTAAAAGATGTATTTAAGCTAAACATTTTTGATAATAAAAGATATGTTACACGTTCGTTACCATGGCGTAAAGTCGATACTGTGGAGCCTCTTCGTGATGTTGACTATTCTGGTGTTCGTAATTACATTGAGTGTGTTTACGGCATTGTGTCAAGTCAAAAAGTGGACGACGCGCTTGCGCTTGAATTTGAAAAGAAAAAGTTCCATCCGATAAGAGAGTATATATGCGCTCAAAAGTGGGATGGCATACCGAGAGTTAATACATTATTGATTGATTATTTTGGAGCAGAAGATAACGCTTATACTAGAGCCGCCATTAGGAAGACGTTGGTGGCGGCTGTTGCGAGGGTATTCGAGCCAGGTATTAAGTTCGACACAGCGCTTATACTTGTCGGAGAACAAGGAACATATAAAAGTACTTTCGTTAAAAAGCTCGGCATGGAATGGTTCTCAGATACATTCACGACTGTGCAGGGCAAGGAGTCATTTGAACAGATACAAGGGGCGTGGCTGATTGAAATGGCAGAGCTTTCAGGCCTTAAGAAAGCAGAAGTAGAGTCAATAAAGCACTACATATCAAAAAGAGAAGATATGTTCAGGCCGGCGTATGGTAGAACAGTAGAAACATATAAGCGCCAATGCGTATTTTTTGGTACTACTAACAACAAAGATTTCTTACGTGACCCGACAGGAAATAGACGATTTATGCCTATAGACGTAAGGCCAGAATATGCTACAAAGTCTGTAAATGATGACCTTACACAAGATGAAATAAATCAAATATGGGCTGAAGCATATCAACTATATTTGGCAAAAGAGCCTTTATACCTCGTTGGTGATGAAGATATAATTGCTAAGATTGAGCAACATAAACACTCAGAAGCAGATGAGCGAAAAGGTATTATTGAAGAATATCTTAATACTAAATTTCCAGATGATTGGGATAAAATGGACCTGTACGACAGAAGACGTTGGCTTGAAGACCCATTGTCTAAAAATGGTACAGTACAAAAAGACTTTGTCTGCATTGCTGAAGTATGGTGTGAGTGCCTTGGCAAAGATAAGACAGAAATGTCAAGATATAATACCAGAGAGGTTAATGAAATTCTTAGGTCATTGCCTGAATGGGAAGCTATAGCATCTACTAAGAACTTTCCTTTATATGGTAAACAGAAATACTATAAACGTAAAGATAGCTTATTATGATAGCAAATTTTTATAAAATGCAATACGGAAATTACAGTAATTCTGTGCTTCTTGTAACAAGAAATATAGAACATATTCCATCTGTCAAAACGGTTGTTATATACAATGGCCAAAAGTTTTGTGTTGACAGACTGGAATTTAATTTAGATAAGTGTGAGTATAACATTTATATTGTAAGAGTATGATTATTAAGCAATATATAGTAGAGTGTGATAAGTGCGGCAAGCTGATTGGTATTTATAACAATTATAAGCCAAGCTTAAAACAATTACGCAAATGCTGTGGAATTGTTATAATAAATAATAGTAAGCCACGGCTAATATGTAAAGATTGTATAAAGCATGATGATAGACAGTGAAAAAGTTATAGAGCGCAAATTGGCCGAGCTTGTTAAAATAAACGGTGGCATGTGTATAAAACTGCTGTGTGACCAACTTATAGGCTTACCAGATAGAATGTGCTTATTTCCAGGCCATAAAATAGTTTTTGTGGAATTAAAAACAACTGGACGAAAGCCTAAACGCATACAGGCATATATGCACAATAAGCTTAGAGCTTTGGGTTTTAGAGTTGAAGTAATAGATACGATAAAAGGCGTTGAACAATTTATAGATAGTATAATTTATGATAAGTAACATAGTTGCATTTATAATAGGTGCTTTGCTTGGTTTAGCTTGTTTAGCTATATTTAACAGTAACAAAAGATGAAAGAAACAGATTTACATAAATACCAATTAGCTTGCGTGCAGCATATAATCGAGCATCCATTTTGTGGTGTATTTGTAGATATGGGCCTTGGCAAAACCATATCAACTCTTACTGCTATAAATTATTTGATGTTTGATTATTGTGAAGTTAATTCTGTATTAGTTATAGCTCCAAAACGAGTGGCTGAGTCAGTTTGGCAAGAAGAAGCAGAGAAATGGGAACATACAAAGCATTTGCGCTTTTCTAAGATTATAGGTACTGCTAAACAGCGAATAGCAGCCGTTATGGAAACAAAAGCTGATATTTATATCATATCAAGAGATAATGTTGCATGGCTTTGTGCTTTATATGGCGGAGGCAAATTACCTTTTGATATGGTAGTAGTCGATGAGCTTAGCAGTTTTAAGTCTTATAAATCAGAGCGTTTTAAGGCATTACGCGGCGCAAGACCTTATCTTAAAAGGTTAGTAGGACTAACTGGTACACCCGCTCCAAATGGACTTATTGATTTGTGGCCTCAAATATATCTTATGGATAGAGGCGAGCGCCTTGAAAAGACAATATCCAGATATAGAGAAAGGTATTTTCGGCCAGGTCAAACAAATGGTCATGTCGTATATTCATACGATTTGATGAGTGACTCAGAATATCTAATACATAAGAAAATAGAGGATATTTGCATAAGCATGAAAGCCGATGATTATCTTGAAATGCCGTTTAGGACAGATAACTATATAAAGCTTAGAATGCCTGAAGCTCTAAAGAAGCGATATGATGACTTTGAAAAAAATAAAGTGCTTGACTTAATAAGCGCTACTGAAACGGTTGAGCAAGAAGACGAAAATGGCAATTCAGTATTTGTTGAAAAGCCTGTGGAAGTAAATGTAGTCAATGCTGCTGCCCTTTCAAATAAATTACTTCAATTTGCTAATGGGGCTATATATGATGAAGAAAGAAATGTATTTCCAATTCATGATATTAAGCTTGAAGCTCTTAAGGAAATAATCGAAGATGCAAATGGCCAATCTGTACTTGTGGCATGGACCTATCAGTTTGATAGAGATAGAATTGTTAAGTATCTTAAAAAATATAAGCCAAGAGAGCTTAAAAACAATAAAGATATTGAAGACTGGAATGCTGGTAAAATACAAGTTATGTTGGCACATCCAGCATCAGCAGGTCATGGGCTTAATCTTCAAGCAGGAGGTAGCATAATAGTTTGGTTTGGGCAAACATGGAGTCTTGAATTATATCAGCAGTTTAATGCTCGATTATATCGCCAGGGACAGCAAAATCATGTTGTTATAAACCATTTAATTTTGCAAGGCACTCATGATGAAGATGTAATCAGAGCACTTAAAGCAAAAGATAAAAAGCAAAATGCCTTAATGGATAGTATAAAAGCAAAAATCGACAAATATAAAAAATATATGTAATATGGGAAGAAATGGTAAAAAAGCTCCAGTATTTCTGGAAATGGTAAAATTTGTTAACGATAATGTTGGCAAAGTAGTAAGTTCAAAAGAAATTTTGCTTGGTAAAGAGCCAGGTAGAAACTCAGAAACCGCGTATCTTTATAAGTTTGTAAAACTTGGATATGTAGAGCCTGTAGACGATAATAGCTTTGTGAAAGATAAAACAGCAAGCTTTAAGGTGATAAAAGAATTTCCTAAACATTACAATTCTGTTATATTTATGGATGAACTGAGAGTGGCAAATGGGTATATACCAGATAATCGTAAACGTAAAGTATATTGATATGAAAGCAACAGATGTACAAATAGGTGGTAGTCATTATAAAGATATGGCTATGCAACCAATAGAGCTTATAACTGCTTTAAGATGCTCTTTTATACAAGGATGTATTATAAAATATATTAGCAGGTATAAAGCTAAAAATGGAGCGCAGGATATAAAGAAATGTATTCATTATGCTCAATTAGCTATTCAGTTAGGAGATAAAAGAAGATGCAATGATAAAGCTCTCTCTCTTAACATAAATAAGTTTATTATTAAAAATAAACTAACGATACTTCAGCGGAGAATTATTACTCAAACTGCATATAATAACTATGAGCAAGTTATTCAATTTTGCAAAGAATTACTGCAAATAGAATATCCAGAAGAGCAATAAAATCTGGCCAAGTTAAGAAGTGTTAAGTGAGTGCATTTTATAATGAAAAAATTTTCTATTCTCGGAGAAAATTAGTATATTCGCATATCTAAATAAAGATAATAAAATGGACAAGAAAAGAACCTTTCAGCAAATAGCCAAAGATATAAAGTCAACATGGCTTAATGTATATTTTGGCGCAGTGCCTTATTTAGAGGCAATGTTAACACTTGACACTTCAGACCCGAATGCTATGTATCTTTATGATACTGCAGGAGATATTGTTAGATACTTCTTGGCAAATGCACAAACATTTAGAGGTGCTGATGCAAAAAGATTAAAAGCAGAACTTAAAACTTTAATAAACAATGGCTAACATCTTAGAACAAGCAAACAAAATCGTAAATGAGCGCTCAGAAGAAAAAGAGCGCCAATACGGGCCATTCCAGGCATCAATGGAAAGAGCAGCAGCTCTTTATAATTTGATGTCGCCCAAAGACCAGCAAATAACAACTGCTGGTATGTATAGAGCCATGATAGCTCTTAAGTTATCACGCGAAGCTTATGCACATAAAGAGGATAATCTTCTTGATGCAGTAGCTTATATGGGCTCTATGAATGACTATCTGGAAGAGCATAAAGATATTTTCAATAAATAAACAGTTTTTTAATTATGGCGAAAGTGTATAACACAACAGACCTCAGACCAGACCAGGCCTTTGAGCGCCACGTATTCCACAGAGACCAGTTTGCGCATTACTTGCGCTGGACACACATCCTTAAGGAAGCAAAGATTGGCGAGTCAATCGTAGACTTCGGCTGTGGAGCGGCTAACCTGCTTGAAGTATTGTATCGAAACAAGTTCAAGCAGAAAGAATATATCGGCATTGATATTCGCGAAAAGACTATCAATGAAGCGGCCGAGAAGTATCAGGATGTGCCTTGGGCTCATTTCTATGTAGCTGACCTTGTGAAACATGATTTGGATTTCAGCAAGTTTAATGCTGACAAAGTCTGCGCTTTTGAAGTGCTTGAGCACGCAGGCAAACAAAATGCTCATAAGTTCCTTGAGAACTTTAAGGCCTGTGGTAATAACAATGCTACTTATTACCTTTCAACTCCAAATTATGACCCATCAGTTGGAGCGGCTGGTAATCATACTTATGATTCAGGCGATGGCCGCGGAGTTGATGTACAAGAGTTTGACCATTGGGAGCTTGAAGGCATATTGCTGAAACACTTCAACATAGTAAAGAAGTTCGGTACATTTGCTTCGGCTAAAGACTATAAGCCACTGATGAATGATTGGCAGCAGAAAATGTTTGATTCCCTTAAAGAGTATTATGACTCAAACCTCATTGCCAATATCATGGCTCCTATGTTCCCAGATGCTTCACGTAATACTCTTTGGGTATTAAAGCGTAAGCCGGGAGATGTAAAAGTTGCTCCTAAAGCCACTGAGCAACTAAGTTTATTCGATGACGATTTAATGTAACATATATGTTGAACTTAATTGCTAATTTGGCATCATTATGAAAAGTTTAATTTCAGTAACTCCAAGAGAGTTTAAACGCAACTTCAATGAAGTAATGGAAATGTGCACAGATATGTGCATGACAACCAATCAGGAGATTGTTATCACTGTTCCTACGAGCAGAAAGTCAAATACTCATGCAGAAATAGCCAAGCTTATTCCTGTAGAAGGAGGTATTAAGTATGAGTACAATAAAGAACTTATGAATAAGCATGGCATTAACGCTTCTAATCCTAAGGCCGCAAAGATTGAAGCTATTATGGCTGAAGCCTTTGAAAAATCTGGGTTGGCCGAGTATTGTAGAAAGAATAAAGAGGCTGTAGGATATATGCAAAAAGCAATGGCACTTGCGGCTGAAGAACTTGTTAAAATGATGCAGTCATGAAGTTTGCAAAAATAAGAAATGTAAAGTCCCCTGTTCGCGGGACTGGTAAAGCAGCAGGAATTGATTTTTTCGTTCCTAACTTTGGTAGTAACAAAGGCTTTATCGTAAATCCAGGAACTGATGTTTTAATACCATCAGGTATTAAGATGGAAATTCCAGAAGGATATATGCTTATGGCAGCTGATAAATCAGGAGTTGTAACTTCTAAATGGGCTTGCCTTGGAGCTGGTAGAACACCGAAAGCAGAAGCATTTGAAAGCATCGTTATCCTCGGAGCCAAGATTGTAGATGAAGATTACCAGGGTGAAATTCATATACATGTTGTTAATGTCGGCAAAGCCAAGGTCCACATTAAGCCAGGTATGAAAATAGCACAATTTATTCTTGTGCCTGTATCGTATGAAGGTCTTGAAGAAGTTTCTGAGTCAGAGCTTTTCAGCCGTTCATCTGAGCGTGGTGATGGAGCACTCGGGTCTACTGGGTCATACTAAAAATAACTAAATTGAAATTAATTATGAAAGCAATTGGAATTAAAATGGTTGACTTACAATTAATGACAGCTAATGAAGCTATAGAAAAAGGTTATAAAACCAATAATTACACTGGTGAAGAAAAAGGTTATGAAGTAACTTATCCAGATGGCTATAAATCTTGGTCGCCAAAAGCTGTTGCTGATAAGGCTTATTTTAAATTAGCTGATGAACACGGTGAAACAATTAAGCAAGAAGACATTGAAAGGTTTATTGCTAAAGAGAGCGTCACAACAGTTGGAAGTAAAAATACGGTAGTTACTCTTACTACAATTACTGGTTTTGAAGCCAATTGTATTTCTTCATGCATAAAACCAGAAAATTATGATGCTAATATAGGCAAAAAGTTTGCTAGACCACATGCGGTAGACCAAATTTGGGCTGGCTTAGGATTCGTTCTTCAGTGGGCAAAATATGGACTAACATTCAACGAATAATCAATTTATTCACTATTCTCGCGCGCGATATTGCACTTTAAGTATGAAGCAAAAGATTTATATTCAGAAAAACAGGTGGGCTCTAGGACGCGCGAGAATATAACTTTAAAGATTATGGCAGAAATTCCTCAAATAATTAATACAAGCCAGTTTCTTAGGTTCGCAGCTGTATATGCTAACAAGTTCAAAGCGAATAAAGGATATGGCAGATGGCTTGCAGAGTACGAGCACATGGATAAAGCCGATATGTTTAAACCAGAAAATATAAGAGAACAGTATATAAAAATACTCAATGGCACGAGCCGGTTATCTTATATTTATTGGGATGCTATTCACCATATAGGAATACAAGCTCTCGATGCTACCAAAGCTTTTGTGTCAGCCGATTCATTTGAAATAAGAGTAATTACTGGCGAAATAGCATTTGACGATAACGACGAAGAACTTACAGGCTTATCTATGGAAGAAGCAATAAGTATTTGCAAAGCCATGAATGAGGAAGCTGAAGAATTGTTGTTTAGAGTTTATAGCAGTAACGCTAATAAAATAGTTAAATGATATGGCAAAGTATATAGAAGATGAAGTTCACATTGAAAGTCCGATGGATTTAGAAGCTGAATTATGTAAATATAATTGCAAAACTGAAAAAGAACTTGATGAGCTTCTTTGGTATGATTATGGAGTTGCACTTATATTAGATTATAAAGATAAAGAAGAGAATAACATATGAACATAGCTTATAAAAATGCTACTGAGGCTTTTGAAGACCTATATGCTTTTATTATGGGCCAAGGAGTAAATACTAATGTTGGAACAAAAGCTGTTTACAATGTTGGTTTTTATTTACTTAATCCTCAGCAACGTGTCATAACAACAGAATGGCGTAAATTCAGCGAACGATATGCAGAGCGCGAATATGCCTGGTATATGTCTGGAGATAGGAGTGTAGCTGAAATTAAAAAACATGCTCCTATGTGGGATAAAATGCATGGTGGAGATAACATTGTCAATTCTAATTACGGATGGCAGTGGACTCGCAATGGCCAATTGGCAAAGTGCATTGAACAGCTTAAAGAGAATAAAGATACTCGTCAAGCTTGGTTTACTATATTTGATGGCAAAGAAAAAGATGACTATAAGTATGATACGCCTTGTACATTATCAGTCGGATTTGATATTAAGCCTCAAATAGGAACTCTTGATATGTGCGTAACTATGCGAAGCAACGATTTGGTTTATGGTTTTTGCAATGACCAGTATTGTTGGACAAAGCTTCAACAGTTAGTTGCAGATGAGCTTGGTGTGCCAATAGGTACTTATTACCATTTTGCTCATGATTTGCATATATATAAGAGACACTTCGATATGCAAGAAAAGTATTATAAACAACAACTTAAAAACTTATAAAAATGAAGCTGGAAGATTTGAAAGTTATTGATATTATTCAAATGCCTCAGTTTGAAAAGCATATTGAGGCTTTGATTAAGGACTTGTACTTAACTCGTACGAAGATTATGAATGAACATCCAGATGTTCAATTCAAAAGAGGTCCCATTGAAAGATTACAAGAGAAAAAGGTATTTGGGCCTAAAGCTCTTGCCGCTCTTTATGCGAAAGTAGTCGATAAGACTATAAATACAAGCGAATATCCTTCTACACTTAGAACTTTTATTAAAAGGATAGGTGATGAAGCTTTTCATAAGACTTATGTTGAATTAAAGCAAGCAGAAGATGAACAATCCAATAAGGGAGATAATAAAGAGTAATCTGCAGAAACTAAGCAAAGATGAGTTAGTTGATGCACTGGCTGATGTTTATATGGCATGCCGTCCGTTTAGCATAATAAGCTCATTGAGCTGTGTACAAGAAATAAAAAGCCCAATAAAAGAAGCTATAAACCAGCAAGCAAATATACAGCGCATAAATGCACAATTTGCAGAAATAAAACAACCATTAAATATATTAGAAAAATAAAAAGTTATGGAAATAACATTGCATGAGATATTAGCATTGGTTCTTTTTGGCTCAGGAATGTTTAGCTTGGGTATGAACGCAGGAAAGTATTTATATAAAAAAGGATTATGGAAATGAAAAAAGTACTTAAATTTTTATGGAGATGTGTAGGTGTACTTTATTTCCCTATATATCTATTAGCTTGGGTATTGCATAAAATAGCAAGACTCACGCTTGCGATTGCATATTTTGGATTGCTTAACAAGCAAACTGGAAAAGATATAATCAAGTCATTATTTAAGTGGCATGGAAGATATTAAGCAATATGGAGACTTAACCGAAAAGGAACTCTTTGAATTTCTCGATGAAATTAAAAGCGATGATGAGGATATTCAAGAGGCTCAATCTGAGGCAATTGAAAAAATTACCTTGGAAGAAGAGCATGTTGAATTATCTGAAGAAGAGCAGGAAAACAGAGAGATTGAAGCTAGATATGGAGATAAAATGCCATGGACAGGCTTAGGTCCAAACAATTGCCAAGGTGTAAAACTGTTTGGACCTGAGGGACAGCGCAGAGCTGCGATGGCTAGCATAGAAGCTAAAAGGAAAAAGTCTCAACGGCTTAAAGAAGACAGAATACGTATTCAGCGTGAAGCTTTCAGGCAAGAATATATACGCCTGAGTGGCCCTATAGGAAATGAAAGGATTAAGCTGTTAGTTTCATCACTTGTTAAAGAACACACAAGAATGGTTGATAAATACTCAACTTATATAAACAAGCGATTAACTACTTTACTTAATCCTTTTATTCCACGTAGGTTAAGAATATGTAAAAGCTTATATCCTGACTCAATTCGTCCATGCCCTGGCTTTTTATATAAAGCAAGTGAGGAATATGGTGCTGGGTTAACTTTCTGGGCAATGCCTAATATTCCATATTACTTTGCTCAAAATACAGAGCAGAAAGTTCTTATGGAGCATAAATCACCATTCTTGGTAAATGTGGACCAGTCCATAAAGTTCTATCATGAGCATCTTAAAAAAAGAGCGGACAAAGAGCTTAAATATGCTTCTTTAATATACCAAAAAGGCGTATATTCATACTTTGACCTGTTAAGGCTTAATCCATTTTGGTATGAAGTTCTATATAACGATTTGCAAAACAAAATTAAAGAAATGGTATGAAAAGTAATAACACTAAATTAGCATTGCCAAGAATTTTAATCTATCAAGATGAAGACTGTAAAATCCTGGTAGATTATTTGGTGTATAACGGCTTTCAAGTAATAACCTCAACTGAGAATGATATACTAATCAAAATCAGAGAAAAGAATTATGACTTATGCATATTAAGCCATTATAAAACAACAGATGCCTCTATGAGGCTAAAGCCATTAAAATTTTTGCGCAAATCAGATGATAAAATACCGGTAATAATGGTATCAGATAAGGCCCGATATGAGTATGTTATTGAAGCATTTGATGAAGGTGCAGATGATTACGTTATAAGACCATATAACATTGAGGAGCTTATAAGAAGAATAAAAGCTGTTTTGAAAAGATGTGGTGTGCGAGTAAGAAGTATAGAGCCATCTTATGAGATAGGCGATTACCTGTTTAATACAGTAGATAAAATTCTTACTATAGGCAATGTAAAAACACAGCTTAATAATAAACAAAGCCAAGTTCTTGCTTTATTATGTGCCTATAAAAACGAAACATTACCCAAGAAAATACTTATGCAACAAGTATGGGCTGATGATAACTACTTTAATAAACGTAGCTTAGATGTCCATATATGCATGCTGCGAAATATGCTTAAAATGGATAACCGAGTAGCTATAGAAACCATACGAGGAGTCGGTTATTCTCTCGTTATAGAAGAAGATGAAAGCTTAATGTAAAAAAGGCAGACTACTTTTCTGTAGTCTGCCTTATATTTCTCTCGTTCACTTGTTAAGCTACGCGTTTCTTGAAATTCTTCAAAAAATACAGGCTCATTTTTCCTGTCACAAAATCCTCATCTTGATTGCCTGTATGAAAACACTTAAGGCCATATTTATTGGTATAAACCTTAAAATCACCGCGTAATTCTCTCGTTCCAGTTTGGTTATTAAACCACCACACTCTAATATGATTTGCATCAAGCCATTTTATTTGCTGCTGAATATATTTAGTAAGGTCCTCATATTCATCATAATCGGCTTGGTCTTCAACATACGGAACAAAGGTGCATTCTATAAGGTCTGAGTCATCAACTGCTTTCCAATCATCTTCTATATAAAAATTATTGGAAAACATTTCAGATACCTCATTGGCTTCTTCCAAATTGTCTTCGTCTAATGGCTCTTCGCCATAATACAAAAAGCAAAAAGCATCATTTGATATTTGCAAAGTCTGCTTTTTGCTGTAATCTAAAACAAAATTGCTCATTTATTCTCCCGTTCTATAGTTTCACGATATTTCTTCTCAAGCTCCGCTATTTCATCTAAAGCAGCTTGAGGCTGAACTAATTGAACAACTGTTGGCAGTTCATTTCCTTCTTGCATTGCTTGAACTGACTGAGAGCCATCAAGCAAATTCTCTTGCTGTACCTCTTGGGTATTCTCTTGTTCATTTATTTCCATATTGCAATTATTTATTTTTGTTCAACATTTCTCTCGTTGGGGCCTTGTGATATTCTCCTGTCCAATTGTGGCGGATATTCTCTCGGCCATTTCCTCTGTTAACTCCTGTACCACACTCGGGGTCCAATGTGGACAATTGCTGCATAATCCACTGTGCACACGAGCTACACAGTTTGTACACTCAGGCATAAGCTGTTTAATCATAATAGCCATGCGGCTTTTATGTGTTCTAGTGTGTAACATTTTTTAGCAGTTTTAATTTTGTTCTTTTATAGACTAAAGTACAAAATAATCTTGATATAAATTACTGTTTTACAGACTTTAACATAAAAATTTTTCACTGGTTTATTGCGGCTTCAAAATAAAAATATAGAGCTTTAAATGCCTCGAAAATATATGAAATTTCATTATTCTCGTTCATTCTCTCCTCATTTCTTTTTATAGATTTAGTTTACTATTATTCTCAAATAAAAGTGTCCTAGAAGCCAAGAAAATGAGTCAACTTTTTAGCCATAAATTTAACAGCTATTTATATAACTGCTTGGTGGCTTAAAGCTCAGGAAAATCTATGCCTCAATTCATATTATAGGCTTTATAAAAATACATTGATAGATACACTTCTTTTGACCTCTATCGCGTCAAATTGAGTTAACCCATATTATAGTACACCTAAAGCCTAAAAGTGTCCTAGAACGCGAAAGAAGCATGTTTCTATGAGTTTACATATTTTAACATAAATCACAATAATACAAAAATAGCCGCATATTTAGATATGCAGCAAAAAAAGAGCCGCCTCTTTCGAGACGGCTCCATGGGAGAAACGGTGTCAGGTGGCTGTATTATGCAAGTGACTCCTCTTCGGCTGTAGTCTCAGCAGGAGCTTCGGCAGTTTCTCCATTTGCCTGACCGGCAAGATATTCATCCAGCTCCTTCTTTGCATCCTCGAGCTGTTTCTTTTTGGCTTCCAGCTCTTCCTGAGCTTTCTGCAGCTTCTCCTCTGCCTTCTTCACATTCTCCTCGCAGCGAATTACGCGGTCCTGAGGAGTAAGTGGAGTGCGGGTTGCTGCTGCCTCACGGCGCTCCAGATACTTGGCATTGAGCTGTGCACCTTCTGCGTCGAACTCTCCGGCAATCAGCAGTCCTTCAGTGGTAACAACCTTATGCATGGTCTTCGTTGCAAGCGGATTGCCTTCGATAGGAGCCGGAACTGAAATGCGGTAGAGCAAGCGCTGAGTTCGTTTGTCAGGCACGATTGCCACGATACGGCCGCTAATCATTTCGATGTGCTCTTCGCCGTTTTCGTCAGTAGTGCGGTATTTCTCGAATGCCACACCCTTGCCGACGTTACCGATAACTTCGTTAACCTCTTCGGCAATTGCTTCCGGTGTCCATTCAACTTTGTCTGCTGGGTCTTTTGCTTTGCGAGCACGGGCTTTCTTCTCCGGCTCAACAACTTCGTCCAGAATACGAACAAGATTGCTGTCATGTACCTTAACGATGCGGCGTCCGTCGTCTGTCTTGATTGCATAAAGCACCTTATTGCTGCGCTTCTCTTCAATCACTCCGGCGATATAGCCGTCAACCCATTCTGCGGTGTTGAAAGGAACTGCCTGACAGCGGTGGTTAACATTCTTCTTCAGCTCTTCAGCCAGTGCGTGACGCTCCTCGTCGGTCATCTTCGGCTTTTTCTCCTGAGTTGCCTTGCTGCCATTGTAGAGCGGGTTAAGTCCGCCATTCTCTTCAGCTGCCTTGATAGCTGCTTCTTCCTCAGGGCTGAGCTGAATTTCTTCTTCACTTGCAGGAGCGGCAGGAGTCTCTTCTGCGGTTGCCTCAGGAGCTGCAGGAGCAGCAGGGGCCTGAGCCTGTTCACGAGCTGCAGGAGCAGCAGGGGCCTGAGCCTGTTCACGAGCTGCGAGTACGGCCTCGATAGCCTTCTTGTCTTCGTCACTTGCTGTTGCCAAAAGAGCGTTCAGCTTCTTCGTTGTCATCTGTGAAAATTTCTTTGTTGCCATAATACTGTAAATTTTGAATTGTTATTAAAATGTTATTGTTTAATTTTGATATTGCAAATATACTATGTTTTTTTGAATTATTAAGCCGCTTTGGGAACTTTTTTCCAAGTTTTATGTTAAAAAATATCAATTGAGTTTTTTAAACGGCCCTAAGAGTCCGAGAGTACTTATACTATATCCCTCCTTGCCAAAGAATTTGAGTGCCATATTAGCCAATTTCGTTGTCCCTAAGGCATCCGAAGACGCTACTATGATAGCTACATAACCCTCATCGTTGGACACGATAGCACAATCCGAAATGGCTTCTATGAAGTTCTCCATACTGTCCAAATTCTCTCGAGTGGCCTCAACTTCAAGCCTATAAACCGTTACAAACATTTCATTTCTTGCCATGCTATTTAGCTTTTACGGTTTTGTAGCTCTTGCTTACCTCTACGCTGAACACACCATGCCAAAGAGCAAATCGAATCGCTGTTTCTTTATTGTCCTGTTCAACTGCAATTGTCGGTGTCAAAAACATTGTTTTTGACTTGGTTGCTGAAAATTTCATTGTTACCATATCACTGTAATGTTTTATTGTTATATGTGCCCGGCAGGAGTGTCGAACTCCTGTACGTCCAACCCGGGCGAACGGCTCCGGCGTCCCACTGTCGTGGAACAACCGGCAATCCGTTTTATCGAATATTTATGCCGTTCTCGTCTACTGTAATTACCTCAACCAGCATTGCCTTGCCAGGTATTTCTCTTGTTTCGGTAATTTTCTTGCCGTCCTCTTCACGCTCTACTGTCTCCTTTTTCGGCTTGTCCTCTTTGTAGATACAGTAGGTATGAGCGTAGTAGCTGCCCAAGTCGTCGCGCTTTGCTGCATCCTTGATGCACTCGAGGATATTTTTCTCGGCATAGTAGTGGCACTCACTGGCAAACATTCTCTCGCCGGTTATTTCCTCGTTGTCAATTCTTATTTCTTCTGTTTCCAACATACTGTTTGGAATGTTCGTCAATACGAAACGGTAATTTCTGTTTACTTTCATTGCTGTAATGTTTTATCTATGCAAATATACTAATTATATTTGAACCGGAAAAACTTTTGAGCAACTTTTTGTGTTAAATTTTGTTTGTAATCTCAGTTGTTTTGTTCGTTATTTCCGATATGCAAATATACAAATAATATACGAAACACGAAACTTTTTGGTATATTTTTTTCAGGCTATTTTATGGGTGCTAAAAAAATAACATAGGAAAATTCTCAGGCTTAAGTTGTGTTAAATCGGATGGTTGTTAACCACATTTAACATTCTGGCAGTTAGCCAAGTAGCATGTACAATAAATTTCAATATGGCAAAATATAGCGAGTTAGGAAATGTTAAATTTACGTTAAGAATTGTGGCTCAATTCCTGTGTGGCTGTGAGCCGGCTCTGGCCAGAATGATTGTGGTACCAGAGTGGCTCTGTGGCTCAATCTAACATTTCCTAACCTGTTCTGAGCCTCTTAGCCATATAAACTATCATCGCAAGGATTTGAACGCGATACGGGTCACGAGATTAAGCCAAACAGGCTAAAAGCCATTCAATTCATTTGTTAAAGCCTGTTAACACGCCGGCTCAGAGCCATTCAATTCATTTGTTAAAGCCTGTTAACGCACCGGCTCAGAGGCTCGCAGGCCAATTGTTAAAACGTGTTGGTGCGAGTTAGGCCCCTGGCGCAGTGCCTGGGTGCCCCTATATATAGTATATAGAGCCATGTCCATAGGCAGAAAAATTTTTTGGCTTCAAATCATTCTCGCAAATTGGGATTCAAATCATATATAAGTATGAGCAAGGCCCAGAGGCTCATAAATTCTCATTCTTGCATACATTCTCGCAAATATCTATCTAGGCCCTTAGACTTAATAGGGAATTGACAAAATGACATTCTCGCAAGAGAAACAATGTAAACAATGTAAACAATGTAAACAATGCATTGTTTCTCGATAAGTGATTGATTTTCAATGAGTTAGATATAAATAAACAATATAAACAATAATTATCTAGTAGACCATAAAATATGATTTGATAGTATTTTATAGAGCTAATAATAGGCTTGTCAGAAACTATCAAACTAAAAATAGGATATATAGGAAGATTAGATTTTTATTTATTTTGTTTATTTCATTCTAACTCATTGAAAATCAGTAGCTTGCGCAATAAACAAAAAATAAACATAGGGTAAACATAAACTATCTTGTATTTATTTTCTATTCTCGCAAGAAAAATTACCAAAATGATATTTTTAACAATTAAAATATATATCGTTTGAATTATATTTTGTATATTTGCACTATAAAATAAAAATTCACAGCTATGCTAGAAATATGCAATAAAAAAATCGAGGTCGATAGCCCTGATAACCTCACATCTAAATTCGCGATATTTATCGTTGAATTTGAATATGATAATAGGGTGTATGTAGGCCACACAATTATGTTATCAGTAAAAACAGAATTAAGAAGATTTATAAATTCTGTATTAGACGATAGCATAAAACAAAATGTACTTCTAAAAGAGTCAATGAAATATAGTAACACACTATATGTATCTATAAAGGAGCCAAGCGAATATACATTAGATGCTTTATTTAAGCTTAAGTATAAAACTATATTATTAAATAGCTGCTATGAGCCTTATGGCTTTAATAAAATATATATGGCCGGCAATAAGTATGAAGAAGAAAAGAAGTATATAAGACTTGTGCGCGGCCAAATAGGAGATAAATATGAAAAAGTAGTATTAGCTTCTAATGCAAGACCTATAAAAGAATATGCCTATGAAAAAGGCAAAGGTTATACAGAAGTGGCAGAATGGCCTTCTATTACAGCCGCGGCAAGGCATTATAGCTTAAATGCCAGTAATATAGCTGCATGTTGTAGCGGCAGATTAAATACGGCTTATAAACGCTTATGGAGATATTCAGATTAAAAAGAAATTGATATGAAAACAGATAAAATAGCACAGAAATTAGCAGATATATTGCCATCACGCCCAGTAGTTCCTGGAATGTCTAATCCAGATACATCTAAGCTTGTAGAACAAGAGGCCACGCGCATCAAATCAAAACAAGATGCAAAGGAATTGGCTCGTATTAAGTATCTTGAAAAGCAAAAGCTTAAAAATCTTCAAGCCAAACAAGAAAAACGCCAATCGTTAGCAGAAGAACTCAGTGTGGAAGAAATACCAGATGGCCAAACTGAGTTTCAAGCTAAACGTATCGTAGAACAGCAAAAACGAGTTGAGGCTATTGAGGCACTTGAGGCTCAGACTGTAGAGCCGCTTAAAGCAACTGAGTTAGCAGAACGCCATGACTCGGGCAAAGGCTCATATTCATCAGCTATACGCTCAGCACTTCAGTTACAAGGAGCATCAAGGCCTGAAATAACAAAGCTTCTTACTAGCCTTAATATCAATTTAAGTGTTCAACTTACAAAGCAAGACACGGCTAATTTATTGGCTTGTTTGTTAACATGCAATGAGGCACAACTTGCAGCTCTGTATAACAATAAAAAGATACCAATCGTTATCAAAACAGTTATAAAGCGCTTGCAAGAAGATGCAAAACTTGGCAATATAGAAACAGTTGAGAAGCTTTGGGACCGTGTGTTTGGAAAAGGTCAAATGCAGCTTAATCTACCTGAACAGCAACAACTCCAAGCAGGTATTATTCCTAATGTGCCTGTAAGTCGTGAAGCGTATCTGATTATACGTGAAAACTTAATTAAATAGTAGAGATATGGCAATGAAGTCACTTAAAGAAATGCAAGAAACAGCATTAGATGCCACAAAGCCCGGAACTGTAAATCCTGTAGAAATGTTACGTCTTGAGGCTTTAACATCGTTTGAAAAGTATACTAAACTAATGTTTAAGGCCCAATATAAACGTTCATTCATCGTGGCTGAGCATCATAAAAAGATATTTGAGGCTTTGCAAGATGTTGTGGATGGCAAAATTACCAGATTAATTATCAATATTGCTCCACGCTATTCTAAAACTGAGGTTGTTATAAAATCATTTATCTCATGGGCCTTCGCCTTAAATCCGCGATGCCGATTTTTGCACTTGTCTTATTCAGATATACTCGTGAATGATAATTCTGAAACAATCAGAAATATTATGCAAGAAGAGCTTTATAAGACTCTTTTTCCTAACTCAGCTCTTGCATCTGAAAAAGGGTCAGCTAAGAGATGGAAAACTAAAGCTGGAGGAGAACTTTATGCAGTATCAACTCAAGGCCAAGTAACAGGTTTTGGTGCTGGAAATGTAGATGCCGACCCAGAGATAGATAAAATGGACGGAGGTAACGACGTATTCGTATTTGATGACCATACAAATGAGATGCTATCAATGATTGGAGCAAAATCCAATGTCTTTCAAGGCGCAATTATGATTGATGACCCAATAAAACCTGAAGATGCAGCATCTGATTTAGTACGCGAACGCATAAACCAACGTTTCGAAAATACAATACGTAACCGTGTTAACTCGCGTAGGACACCTATCATTATTATAATGCAAAGACTACATGAGCATGACCTCTGTGGCTATTTGCAAGAGATAGAGCCAGATACATGGACTGTTTTATCACTTCCAGTTATACAAACAGACCCTGAGACAGGAGAAGAACATGCTCTTTGGCCAATGAAGCACAATCTTGAGGAGCTATATAAACTACGAGAGATTAACCCGGTAGTATTTGAGACGCAGTATATGCAAAATCCAATTCCTACTGAGGGCCTTATGTATCACGAGTTTAGAACATATCAAAATATAGAATTGCCATCAGGCTCTAAAGCTAATCAAAGATGGTGTTACGTTGATACAGCTGATACTGGCTCTGATTATTTATGTGCAATTTGCTTTATAAATACTCCAGAAATGCTATATGTAATTGATGTGCTATACACACAAATGCCCATGGAAAAAACTGAAGTAATGTTGGCTAAAATGCTCACAGAAAATAGTATAACAGAATGTCTGATAGAGTCCAATAATGGCGGTAGGCAGTTTGCTAGAAATGTAAAGCGTATTACAAGAGCTACTTTGCATAATTTCAAAACAGCCATAAATACTTTTACACAGACAAAAAATAAAGCTGCTCGTATTTTTTCAAATTCAGCTCTTGTTAACTCAGATGTAGCGTTTCCAGAAAATTGGGATAAAAAATGGCGTGAATTCTATAATGCTATTACAACTTATCGTAAAGATAATAAGCGAAGGGCTGCTCATGATGATGCACCAGATGCACTTACAGGCGTAATTGAAATGAGACTTAGAAAAGTAATTACAAAAAAAATTAAAGTACGATAAAATGGTTAAAAAACTTCTTTATAATGTAGGCATAAATGACTATATCGGTAAAGTAAATATCAATGGTAAAATAGAAAAGTTTTATAAAGTTTGGCAAAGCATGCTTTCAAGGTGTTACGACCCTAAGTATCACAATCGTAATCCAGCTTATATAGGATGTAAAGTGTGTAAAGAATGGTATAGCCTTACAGCATTTAAGAAATGGTTTGATAAAAACTATATAGAAGACTATGAGCTTGATAAAGATATTTTAATCGAAGGTAATAAGTTATATTCACCTGATACGTGCTGTTTTGTACCAAAAGAAATCAATAGATTATTTGAAAATAAACCTAAAAGATATGATTATAATGAATGCTTGCCAACAGGAGTACAATTTGATACATATAGAAATAAGTATGTTGCTAATGTATGTATAGCAGGGAAGAAAAAGCACATAGGAAGATTTGATACGCTGGATGAGGCTTATGTAAAGTATACTCTTGAAAAGAATAAATTGATATTCGAGTTAGTAGAAAGATATTATAAAAATGGCAAAATATCAAAGGAAATATACAACGCAATTAAACGTAGATTAGTTATATTTTAATTCTCGCATTATTCTCGCAATCTATATTCTCTTAAAAGTTTAGTCCTTATTATTTCTAAATCTTAGAGAAAATTGATTGCGAGAATAAATAGAAAAAATACTTAGTTAAAAATTGTCAAAAAGTATACAGCTTTCAATTTTTATTAGTATATTTGCACTGTGGAGAAGTCAATTCAAAGCAAAAATACAGGTAATTCGATGCTAGTTAAGGGTAGCTGCTCGGTAGTATTAACATTAAAAACATAAAGAACAATGGGATTAAATTGCGGATGCCCTTTTGGCGCACATATTGCGGACCTTACCATTGAAGAATGTAAGGAAAGCATGGGGCAAATTCAAAAAGTTGCATTCCAGCGTATCTACAAAACAGCTGGAACTTTGAATGCTGTCACAGACCCGACTAAGAAAGCATCGTTTGCCACTTTGTTTTCTGCAGCCGATGGTACTAAGATGACAGTGTCGCCTTATATTCAGAGTCCTGCTACAGAACCTGGAGCAGCTCGTACATTCGGTGGTGGAAATCAGACGCTTGGAGGTATTCCTATTACAATTGGCCGTGAAGCAACAAACTTTACCGGTGTAATTTATCAGGAAAACCAAAAAGTTATTGCTCAGTTGAAGCAGTATCAGTGTGAAAACATCGGTGTTTATCTTATCGACGAAAATGGTAATATTGGCTGTTTGGTAGATGACCTTGATGACCCTACTAAGTACATGCCTATTCCTATCTACAGTTTCTTTGTAGGAGATAAGTCACTTGGCGGGTATGAAGAGCCTGATAGCAATGCTATTAGTTGGTCTTTTGTTCCTAACTGGAGTGATAAATTCTACATTATCAAGCGTGAAACTTTGGACTTTAATCCTCTCACTGATTGGGTTAATGTAGCTTCCGCTGGAGCTTAAAAACTTCAATTATGAGAAAGAAAAAAGAACAAACGGTAACGCTGGTTGTGCCTAAGCATAATATCAAGCAAGAGTTCGGCCTTCAACACGCAGAACGATTGCTTGATATGGGCCCAGCCTTAAATGGCGGATGGGAGTTACCGAAAGATAGCAATTATTATTACGACGAAGAAAATGGGCTTAGAGTTAAATCAGATAAAGCAAATTCTGCAAAAACCGTCTAAAAGACAGGTTATTCAGAAGGCTGTAAATATGCAGCGCCGTCTTAGGTTCCATACTGAGACGAATATTGCTGTATCTGATATTAACCAACCTACTACCATATTCTTAGATTGGGTAAAGCATCTACTTCCAAAAGATAAGTTCAACATATTCTTGCAGCTGTTCAAATTCCCGTTGCCAACTCCTGCTGTAGTTGAGGACGTCTATAGAGAGCTCGAAAGAGTTTTCTATAGCCGTAACTCATCTAGTTCATACCAATTTACAGACTCAGAGCTTGCAGAAGACTGGGCCTTGTATCGTAAGAGCAATCTTAATGAGCCAGAGGTATGGAAGACAATGGGATGGAAGCGAATGCAGGTGTCGCCCAATAGTATTTTAGTAATTGACCTTCCTCAAGTACAAACTACATCACGTCCTGAGCCGTATTTTTATTGGCTTGAAATTGATGCTGTAGTTGATTACCAGACTTTTAGACTTGATGAAAATCAGTTTGAGTGGCTTATTTTCAAACAGCCAGAACATCGAATAGCTGTATTTGATGATACTTCTATAAGAGTATATCAGCTGAATGAGAAAAATGAAATTCAGTCACTTATTTCAGAAGCAAAGCACGATTTAGGATATTGTCCAGCTCGGTTTTTTTGGTCAACACAACTCAATGAGAAAAATAAAGACCTTAAGAAAAATCCAATTACAAAAGAGCTGTCAAATCTTGATTGGTATTTGTTCTTCTCTATTTCGAAGCAGCATTTAGACTTGTATGCACCTTATCCTATATATAGTGCGTATGAAGCTGATTGTAACTTTGAGAATAATGAGACTGGTGACTACTGCGATGGAGGTTTTCTACGCAATGCAAAAGGTGAGTATAAAATTCTCAATGATGGAACAGTTGAAAAGTGTCCTTGCTGTAGCGAAAAGCGCATAGCTGGTCCTGGTTCATTCTTAGAAGTTCCTATACCAAATCAATCTGAAGGTGTCGCAGATATGCGTAATCCTGTTCAGATAACTACTATCGATAAAGACTCACTTGATTATAATGTCAATGAGTACGCAAGACTTAAAAATGAGATTGTAATTTCTGTTGTTGGTTCAGGTGGTACTGTAAGTGAAAAAGAAGCCATCAATGAAACTCAGGTAACTGCTAACTTTGAAAGCAAAACCTCAGTTCTCAATGCCTTAAAGACCAATTTTGAATTGGCACAGAAATTTGTCGAAGATACTGTTTGCAAACTCAGGTATGGAGGTGCTTTCATATCATCTTCTGTAAACTGGGGTACAGAGTTTTACGTTTTCACAGTAACAGAGCTATATTCTAAGTATAAACAAGCGAAGGAGAATGGTGCGTCTAACTCAGAACTAGATGCTATATCGCAACAAATTCTTGAAGTTGAGTATCGCAATAATCCTTTGGTACTTCAGAGAATGCTCATCTTAAAGCAATTGGAACCATATCCACATAAAACGCTGGATGAAGTGTTAAAATTGTATGAAAAAGAGTTATTAAATGAAAATTTGGTAAAGCTTAAAATAAATTTTAGTACTTTAGTCGAAAAATTTGAACGTGAGAACATTAACATAATTGAGTTTGCTTCAAATAAGCCAATGAGAGAAAAAATAGATATTATAAACAAAAAACTTTTGGAATATGTTACAGAAAATGACACTACAGGAACTGCAGAATAGCACTGTTGACGCACTTAAGCAGGCTCATATTGCAGCTAAAGCACATCAAGCTGGCCTCCAGAAGCTTAAATCAAGCAAAGATAAGAGGTGGACAGAAGCAATGCAAGAAGACCTTGATGCTACAGCTCTTTATATTGTAGATATTGAGGATGTTCTCGAAGAAAAAACTTCATCTATTAGCAATAGTGAATATGAGCCAAAAGCTGGTACTGAAAAGCTTGTACATCTGTCGATTGTAAAAGGTCGCCGTTTTAATCCTATGACAGGAAAAGAAGAAAGCAAGCCGTATACTCAGTTATTTACATTTGCTGAGTGGCAACTTTTCAAAAAGAATTTCAAAGGTCTTGGTTATTCTATAATGAAAGTATTGCACGACCCATACGGAGAGGCAAAAGATTTTGTTGCAAAAGAAAATTAAAAACTTAAAATATCAAAGCTATGTTAACAATTGAGATGCTACGACAAAATTCAGCTTTAACCGGTCTTTCAGATGCCCAGCTTACAGCAATCGCTGAAATGTCAAGAAATGATGAAAATACGGTAATTGGTACTAAAATTGGTGCTTTGCATGGGCAATACGATACTGATATTTTCAATGTTACCGGAATAAAAAAGAAAGACGGTGAAAAGAGCTATGATTATGCTAAACGCGTGCTCGGTGAATATAAAACAAAAGCTGATTCTGTAAAAACAGTACAAGCAGAGCTCGATGCAGCTAATGCTAAAGTAACCGAGTTGCAGACAAAGCTCGAGAAAAATGCAGGAAATGAGGAGCTTACTCAGCAGCTTAAAGATGCTAAAGCTCAAGTTACTCAGCTTCAATCTAAGCTTAAAACTGAGCAAGATAATTACAAAACAAAAGAAGCTGAATTTAACAAGCAACTGAAAGATGTACACGTAGATTATGCTTTTCAAGCTGCTACTACAGGCCTTAAGTTCAAAGCTGGTATTACTGAGCCTATTCAGAAAACGCTGCTTAATGCAGCAAAAGCTGAAATTTTGGCAAAAGGTACACCTGATTTTGTAGAAGATGGTCAAGGAGGTAAGAAACTTGTTATTCGAGGAGCTGATGGAAATATCCTTAATAACCCGAAAAACAATCTTAATCCTTATACTATTTCTGAGCTTGTTATGGAAACATCTTTGAAAGATGTAATCGATGCAGGTCGAAAACAAACAGGCGGTGGTACAGGAGGTTTTCAGGGACGAGGCGGTCAAGGAGGAACACTTGATTTGACTGGAGTAAGAACTCAGCTTGAAGCAGACAAAGTAATTGAAGCTCATCTTCTTGCAAACGGCTTAACTCGTGACTCTTCAGAGTTTGGAGAAAAGCTTACAGAAATAAGAAATGAAAACAACGTGGCAACTTTGCCAATAAGATAAAAAGGCACATCCTAAAAAGAAGAGAATTTGAAATGCTATTAGGCGTAAAAGGGTAATGCACCATATAGCAAATTGTTTAACTTAATAAAATTAAAAATTATGAGCTTAGTATTAACTCGTATTCAGAACACTCTTGCTAATTCCAGATTGGATAAGTATGAGTATCGTGCAAGTAGGTACGGCGCGCTCGATGCTTTTATGGTGCAGTCGAATGACCCTACAGGTATTTTAACCCCTGAGTTGAAAGAGAAGGCCCGTACTTCTATCGGTACTACTCTTCAAACTCCAGTAATTGACTATGATGCAGATATTACTATTGGTAATACTCGCTCTTTGACAATTGCTGATAGTGAAAACACTTCTCGATTTGTTGACATTACGTTTGCTACCTATTCATGGGGCTTTACTATTGTTCCAGCGATGTACATGAACAATGAAATTGGTATTCAGCGTGACTTTGACACTAAGTTGATGAAGTATGCATACGCTGCCGCAAAGAAACTTGATGAAGCCGCTTTGGCTATTTTAGCCGCAGATAAAACTCAGGTTCTTAAGAACAAGCTGTTGTATGATTTTTCAACTAATGCGTTGAATGCGAAATGGACAGAGCGTGAGAACGTATTTGGCGACCTTGAGGTGCTTATGGGAGCAAATGATTTCTATGGCCAGCTGCATATCATCGGTGACCCTGGAGTTGAGAGTATCATGCGCAAGTTGCAGCAACATGGTTTGTACAACGACGTAAACAAGCAAAATGAGTTTGGCAACAAGATTATTCACTTGACGAACAACATTGCAGCAGCTGGTGGTAAATATGCACAAGGCTATGCCGTGAATGCAGGTTCACTTGGAATGCTGTTGCGCTATGAGCGTGATTGCTTGCTCGGAACTATTTCAGGTGATGGCCACGAGTGGGGTATTGCTACTTATCCTGTTATTAACATGCCTGTTGGTACATACTTCTATGATTCTGTAGGAGACTATAACGCTATTGCAGGAGCTGCTACGGCTGATATGACGCGTACTCGCAAAGAACACTATGGATTTGCAGTTGATGTAGCATTTATTACTGCTTATAACAGTGATAGAGCTACTTTGCCTAGTCCTATTCTTGCATTTAACGTTTCTAGCGAAGATGCAGTTTATGCTAAACCGGTAGTAGTTATGAACTCAGCCGATAATCCGGTTAACACTAAAGAGGCAGGTGCCGGCGCATAATACTTAATAGCAAATCTTTGAGTTGTTATTAGCTTTGGCAGGAGGCACTGAGGAAAATACCTTAGTGACCTCCTGTTTTTCAATAAATAATAGAAACTATGGTTAGAGCTCTAGATATACAAGAAAAACTGCTTCATCTAATAGGATGGGAGCAAAATTATGACACATCAGACTTAAAAATATCTGATGCTTTAACTGTGAGCGAAAGTGGCCTATACTTTCAGCAAATTCATCCGTTGCTGACACTGCAGAATATGTCTTGTATCGCTCCAGATTTTAAGAACATGACCTTTGAGGAGTATAATGCAGAAAAGTCATATTCTAAAGGCAATGTCATAAAGTATGGAAGTCTTTTATATAAGGCTTTACAGAATTCAACTGGAAAACAGCCTGATATTGAGTCTGAGTATTGGGTTGAAACCAATCCATTTTCTGAATGGCTTGAAAGCAAAACTAAGGCTAGCATTCAGAAATCTATTGCTAGATATTGCAATGAAAAAATTGCGCAAGGTACATATAAGACTTTGTGCGAAAACAGAACTTTATTCGACGGTACTGGTCGTTTAGTAGATATTGTAAAGAATAAGAAAAATCTAGTTGGCTTTGAGATTGTACCTGTAAGAGCAAAAGGCGTAACTACGAAAATCAATAAAATAGGTTTACAATTTACAGAGCCTGGCGAATATACTTTGTATCTTATGCATTCTAGTATGGATGCACCTGTTAAGATAATAAAGCTTAATAAGATACGTAAAAACAGCATTGAATGGTTTTCGCTTAATGATGTATATCTGCCTTATCAGAGTGAAGACAATGATGCTGGAGGAAGTTGGTATTTGTGCTATTTTCAATCTGAGCTTCCAGAAGGAAGTCAAGCTATCAGAAAAGACAAAGACTGGTCCAAAGAACCTTGTAACTCATGTTCACGCAGAGAATACTTGGCTTGGATGGCATGGTCAAAATATATAGAAGTGCACCCATTTTTTGTAAATGAAGAACTCATAAATGGGATGCAAGATGACTTTAACGATGATTTTAATGAAGATTTTGCAAAACGGCCTATACACTTATGGGATGTTGAAAACAACCAATATACTTATGATAACAATTATGGCTTAAATCTTGAAATAACAATAAGCTGTGATATTACAGACTTCATAATTGAGCAGCGAATGCTGTTTCAGGATATTATAGCAAAGCAAGTAGCAGTAGATATGCTTCGTGAATTTGCCTATAATGCCAATGTTCGTACAAATAGGCATTCAATAAATGCTTCTAGGCTTGATATTCTATATGAAGTTGATGGCGACTCTTCATCTATGAAAAAATCAGGTCTTAGCTATCAACTCGATATGGCATTTAAGGCAATTAAGCTTAGTACTGAAGGAATAGACAGAGTTTGTCTTCCTTGCAAAAACAATGGTATAAAATATAGAACTGTATAGTATGGCTGTAAAAAGGTATAATGCAACACTTCGCAATCTTGAATATCGCTTGAGAGCATTCAAAGATAGCTTGCCTATGCTATTGGAAGATATTGTCCGTGATAAAGAGGATGTGATAGTATCTGCAATAGCAGATGACCAGTTGTATCGCAGAGGTATCAATGGCCGAGGCGAAAAGATTATGGATTATATGCCTTATGCACCTAAAACTATACAAAACAAAAAGAGGAAAGGCCAACCGACAACTCGAGTTACCTTACGAGACACTGGAGCTTTTCATGAGTCAATGTATGTAGTATTTGACTCAGAAGGATTTTATATAACGGCGAGTGATGAAAAAACTCAAGACCTTGTTGAAAAATATGGGGAAGAGATATTCAGGTTGACAGATAAAAACTTTACAAGAATAATCCGCTCCCATATAAGAAAAGAGCTTGTTAAACGGTTAAAAAGAGCTATAAGACAATGAAAGAAAGTTCTGTACAAATAAGATATAAGGATAATCCTGTGTTACTTGATAAGATATTGCAGGATATGCAAAAATCGCTTATGGAAAAGCTTAAGTGGCTTAATTATGCATTTGGAAGAGCTTACAAACTCGTAGAGCATAGGCCTGATGGCAATAAATTCATATATCCAGCGTCATACAACGGTAATGGAGAATATGTATCACTTTTGCCCAATGACAACTTTGGTAATTTTTCATGGTTTGATATATATGACCCACAGAAAATTACTCAAGTAGTACAATCTTTGCCTCAATATACTTTCAGCGGGGCCATTATATTTTGGTATGATTTAAGCAGTATCTACGATGATGAAACTGTGCTTCACACTGAAGAAATTAAAGATGAAATAATACGAGTACTGACGACACCTGGTATTATTACAACTACAGGTAAACTTGTTATCAATGATATATACGAGCGCTTTGAAAACATATACAAAGGGTACTCTATAGAAAAAATATATAACAATTATACTTATAAAGGAGAAGGCATACAAGATATTGATAAACAATTCTTTATGTACCCTTATGCAGGAATTAGAATTGAGTTCACTTTAACAACTAGAGAATTATGTCAACGGTATATTTTATAACATTGCTTTCGGCTTTAATATATATAGCCTTAGCAGCAGCATTCGTTATATTGCTGATTGGAAAATTAGGCATAAGAGACAATATAATTGCCAAAGCACCTAAGCTAATTTCTCAATTATTCGATTGTGATTTTTGCTTAAGTTTTTGGACGTCGCTCATTCTTGCTGTCATTCTCGCTATTTTCTTTAGAGAGATGAATATCTTATTTATTCCAATAATATCAACCCCTATAACGCGAATTTTGATATGAAAAGCCTACTTATAAATAAAAAAATTGTACGGGTTTATGATAGCATAGATGAAATGCCAATCATAAATTTTCAAAAGTACAATAAATATCTGCTTATTGACTCAGGCATTGGGTCAGATGCGGATGATATTGATGCTCATATAGTAAAGATAGCAAAGTATATAAAATCAAATAATAATAGAAAGGCTTTGCAGGAATTGCAAAATATGCGGCAGAATATCTACATGGTAAACAGTGAAATATCGCCGAAGTATTTAGCTTTTGCTGCTCTTATACATAGTGTGGACGGAAAAGAAGTTAATGATTTGTCAGATGACGGGCTTAAAAAATTACTTCAGGACCTTAAAGAGATTAAGCATTCTAAAGTCATAGATTTTCTTTTGTGGCTTAAAAAAAAAG